TTGCAGTAAGTAGTATCTGACCATATTGTTTGGTCAAAAAGCAGACAAACATTGTACAAAATACATGGCAACTTATTGCTTCGTTTGTACAAGTTTGCTGTTGCAACCCGCACGGGTTGCGTTAGATTGAAATCCATTGCTGTCTACCGTGGCAACCTTTTCGTCACTGGGTTGCAACCCGCATGGGTTGCGTTAGATTGAAATCTTGGTATAGCAGAACAGGACCTGAACAGCATCCTGTTGCAACCCACATGGGTTGCGTTAGATTAAAATACAGCAATAGCAAATACTTCAGTTTTCAGGTCCGTCTTTTTTAGACGGACTTTTTCTTTTATTTTCTTGTATTTTTGATTGACTATTACGCCCAAATGTGGCATAATATAGATACCGCCAAGTGTGCTGATTATGCGATTTTGCAAATGTATGTGCAGATATGTGAACAAGATTGCGTAAAAGTATAACTTGGTAATATTTTGAAAGGAGAACGCTATGCAAAAAGGCAAAACATGGCAGCGTGTCGCTTCAGCAGTTTTGGCAGTCATGATGACGATGTCTACATTTAGCTCCACAATCGCTTATGCAGCAGAACCCATCACGACTGACAGTAGTCTTGTTACGGATGCCGTATCCGAAAGCACTTCTACTGAGACTGTTGAAGCGTTAGACTCTGCCAGCTCTTCTTCGTCTGAAGAAGAGATTACCGAACCTGTAGGGACACCCGTTCCCACAGAAATGCCTGATGAAACGGATTCCTCAGAACCGGAGGCGACTCCGGAGCCCACCGAGGTTCCAACATCCACTCCGGAACCCACCGAAACTCCTGATGCTACGGCTACGCCCGAGCCTACAGAAGTTCCGGAAGCGACGGAAACTCCTGACGTTGATGAAAGTGATTTTGTGGCTGTCAGTTTGGCTGATGATGCGACCGAAGGTCAAGTCGAGGCCGAGATTGGCGATGAGGTCACTTTCAATGCTCACGTAAATCGTAATGACGTCAATCTCCATTATCAGTGGTACAAGAGGTTCATTGAACCTCAGGATACCGATTACGATATGGATGTGATGGAGTACGATTACGGCGATGCAGAGCCCACTACATACGGTTATCTGAACGAGGATAAAACTCCTGCCGAGACATTGGCAGACAATCCGGACGCTACTTGGTCCGGTATTGAGTTGTATCGTGCAGTTGCCGATGCGATGGCTGCAATCGGAGCAGACGCCAGCAACATCAACATCGAATTCAATACCCGCAACTATGCGCTGGAAGGATTCGAAATCACCGCAGCAAACGTGGATGGCAATATCGTTATTTCTGCTGATAAGGATAACGAACATGCAACTGCAACGCTGAATGAAAACAATGAATTTGTTTTTACCGAAAGCACGACAAACAATGTCGCCGTACAGTCGGCAGAAACCGAACAAAGCGAGGAGAGTCAGGATACTCTTACGGCCAATGGCTGGGAAGCTATTGAGGGAGCAACTTCTGATACCTACACTCATACTGTCGATGAGTATGACGCTTACACTACTTACCGCTGTGTAATCACTATTGATGACGACAACTATATTGCTGCCGCCAAAGAAGAACTGATTGCAAATGGTGCAGATGAAAGCAAACTCACTGATAACACACTTGATAATACCATCACGACAGAAATCACTGTTTCCATTCCATCGATGGAAAAGAGTGAAGACGAAATGTACAATGACTTGTCTGTAGAGGACAAGTTAAAACAGCGTCTTGCTCTCTCCGGCATTGCTACCTATGCGGCAGGCGTCCAGCTTGACAGCCAGACCAATCCTCAGTGGGTGACCGGTCTGTCCGCTGGTATGGAATACCTGACAGCTGATATGTATGCTAAGATTTATGGACAGGACGGCAAAGGCGGTTGGCTTGCTAACGGTGAAATTACTGGACAACAAGCGGACCGTATGTGGACCTATGTAGCAAATAATTTTAACGTAAGTCCTAATGCCAATGTTTTGGACTCGGATGGAAAGCCTACTGGTGCAACACGGAAGTACCAATCTTTTAAACTAACGGATGGCAACAAACTCGAAATCAACTCCGAATGGTACGGCAAAACCGTTTATTTTCGTTATCACAACAGCAATATCGTAGGTAACACTGCTACTGGTGCAGCAGTTTCTATTCCCGCATCTGGTCGCGGCACTTCCTACAAGGATGCTGTTCAGGTCCTGTTCTGCTACACGGTAGAGGAAGACGGAACAACATTTCCCCCTACCATTAAAGAATATGTGAACCAAGCCACAAGCAATGGCTATTCCCAAAACGGTATGGCTCACATCACTTTGAATACGGTTCCGTGCAACGATTTCAACATTGACCCGGACCGCTATCTTAAGGATGCAGAGGGAAATTATCGAGTCGATAGTTGCTATTGGGGAACTTGTTATTTTTCGGAGCCTGACTTGTCGGGCAAAGCTTATTATGCCTTGAAAAGCTATATTGGTAACGGTTACGGCTTTGGTATCGGTCACGATACCATGTACGCCTATGCCGGTGCCTGGTTTGATGCACATGGCGGTGGCCGTGGCTACCCCAACAACGTTTATGACGAAAGAAAGATTGACCCGAACGATACCGCTACTCGCTACTATCAGGTAAACAGCTGGGAAGTCAGCGGTGGTCACTGGAATATGAACGCTCTGATGGGCGAAAATAATTCCAATACCCTCGTTGGTTCCGGCTACTACTCTGCAAGCGATGAAGCGTATTTCGGCTGGATTGTTGACCCGCTGACTGTACCTTCCGCTATTATGTCTTCTGGTGGTTCGCATGGGCCGTTCTTGAAGACAACAATCTACGGTAGCCGTAGTCTTCGTATCCGTGCAAACGGCGGATATACCTATGAAGAGGCTATGGTTAACCCTGATATCAAACATCGTACACCGACAAACTGGCCTTATAAGTTCAGTGTAGGGCAGACAGTCCCTGCCGCTCTGACGCACAGTAATGGTCAGGTCGCATTCGACGATATCTGGGTTCAGTATGATGGTTGCGCATCTGATTTCACAGATGCAGGACTCGGCAAGTTGTATGAACCCACTGTCGATGGACGCAGCGGCACCAACAACTTCTATCTGGCTGGTTCCGGCAACTTTGTTATGAACCAGATTGGTCACTTGCCCATTATCGGCGTTGGCGGCATGAATAGAGCTTCTCCTGAGGAGATGCAACTTTGCGTCAACACCCTGATGTGGATTTCTCAGCGCAAGCAGTGTGAAGTCTGTGCCGCTGACCAAGCCGACCAGCAGATGACGCACTTTGTCCATCGCGTCAACGCAGCAAACGCCAAGAAGATTCTGACAGCTCTCGCCAACGGCGGCAGCTACTGGTATCCTCTGAGCGATTGCTACGAACTGATGGAAAACCTCGACCTGACGAAGCTGGGCTTTGATTCCACGACTTGGAAGCCCATCAAGAACTTCACAGGCCACTGGAACAGCAAATACTTCGATGTAAAAGTCCCTAAAGACGGTGCATTGTTTGATAACACCACCGGTGATTTGGGTGCATATCGTACAGGAGACGGCAACGACTGGAACCTTGGTACTGATAGACTGAAAGGCTGGGACACTGTCTTTAAGGACAGCGGTAACAGTTCTCCGTCCGTTCGTACCACCGGTATCGCTCGTATCTACGGCAAGCTGAGCGACGCAAAGTTGTTCAACGATTGTCAGGTTCACGAGGGATATACCGTTCATATCCGGTACGAGGATAACACGGCACTATTACAGCCGGGCGACGATTTCAGCTGTGTAGTCAACAACGTAGACCAGTATTGTATTTCTAACCTGCCCTGTATCTATGTAGGCGGTAAAACGATTCTTCGTGCCCGCGTATATGACAAGGCTGGCAATGAGGTCACCAAATACGGTCCTATCGTTGCAAAGGTTCCTCCTCATTTCTGGAACGACTGCGAAACGGTTCCTCTGGAACTGCTGACAATCGAAGCAACACCTATTGAGAACTACCGTTACTGGGAAGGCGAGACCACTAAGGTTCTCGAAGGTTCCGGTATCATCTACAATCAGCCCATCAGCAATGAATCCGTAACATGGTATTACCGCGTGGTTGACCTGCGCAATACCAATAATGCTCTGAGCGACTGGGTCAAGATTGGTCATTACGGTCAGTTCACTACCGAAGACGGTGCCGTAACAGGTATCATCAAAACGCCGGTATTCCACGACGGCAATGATGGTGTATACAATTACCCGCACAGTTCCGTGGATGTACAGCTGCAAATGCTGGCATATACAGGAAACGCTATTCAGCTTCGTACAGACTACGAGGTTGAGGGTAAGACTTATTCCACCATCGACCCCGGCGTAATCACTCCGGAAGCCTCCGGTATCATTCAAATCGAAGAGCGCCCCATGTCCATGACGCAGGCACCGAATCAGCGTGTTATGACTCAGGACGAAGCCACCTTCGTATTTGAAACAGATTACTGGAAGGGCCTTGATGATAAGGGCTACAGCTACGATGTTCAGTACAAAGACCCCTATGATGACGATTGGCAGACTCTTGCCACATCCGTCACATTCGGCGGTACTTATACACTGAATACCGTAGATAATAGTCAGGTAAGCAAGGTTGACATCGAAGCACATACGGTCGATACCCTCGCAAAGGGGAAAGAGACCGCAAGTATGATTCATGACAACAAATGGCTGCCTGCTGATTTCTGGCGTCCTGATGGTTTCACTGACCAGCAGTGTGCTCAGAAACACACTACCATCACCCTTACCCTGCACGCGGCAGATTACAACTGGTCCGGATATTATTTCCGTATCGTTGCAAGCTATCGCTTTAACGAAAAGAGAACCAAGGTCGAGAACTCCTACAGCGCAATCGGCGATGCTGACAACGCAGGATTCGACACTTCCCGTTATGGCCTGTTGCAGGTCGATGCGCCTTTCGTTTCCGCAACTATGCTGGAAGCTCGTGCATTGATGATGCAGGAGCATAACAGCGAGGGCGATGCGACTGGCAATTTTGGTCAGAATTACTGGTCTGTTGAGACAACGCAAGACCAAGTGGATAACTGGAATGCCAGCAGAGGCGATTCTAATAACCCGTTGATTTCTGATAAGAACGTGGCCGTTTATACAACGACTATCACATTCTCTCCCAGCAAATTGACAGAATCCGGAAACCGTATCCTTATCCCTGTATTGCAGTGGGGCTTCCAAGACGACTTGAATTCTGCATCCACGGAGTACAAACCCGTCATCAACCCCATCAATATCAACGGGTACGCTAACAACGGTAACGGTTTGACTACCGAAAACTACAAAGACTGGGCAAATATCGTCAAAACCAGATACGACATCAATACAGATGACAGTTCTGTGATGAAGCAGGTCGTGGACGCAATCGAAACTGAGCACTCCGGTTCTCCGTTCGGCAAGTTCACTGCCTACATCACAATTGACGACATCAAACCTGTTGAGGATACGATGTTGAATGGTCAGCCGTTTGACATCAACAGTGCATATGCTAAGTGGAGCATTACCACAAGCCTGCACATTGAATCCGCAACGAACCCGATGGACTTCGGTACTGAGCACTTCTATTTCCAGTGCAAGCCGTATCTGGAATACATTCGCGGCTACAACAGCACGAAACTGAAGAGCCAGACCATCACAAATACTCTTGCTCATAACTTTGACTATGTGAACGGCGGTATTGATAAAAATAACACCGACACAGGTGCAGAGTTGTGGCTGGATTACAATATCAGTATCCATGCAAACGAGCGCAATCTTGTTAGTTGCGGCGTTGATAAGCACTCTATTTTCATGTATCCCGAACTGACAATTGAAGCGCCTAATGGACTTCGGTACATTATGTCCCGCTATCAGATTGTGAATGAGTTCCCGTATGGCAAGCACAGAGACACTTCTCGTACTGTGTTTAACCAGAGTGACCATCTGAGCGTCAATCTCGGTACTCAGTATCGTGGACAAATGACAACCGTTACTCGTTATGACATGAACGGTAATCCTTCTCAGATTGATGTTCAGGGCAAGACGATGGCTGAACTTGGCATTTCCCTCGATGAACGCGGATATCTGGACAAGAACAACGAGGACTATGCGCCTTATCTGGACCACGGCTATGCATTATGGTCCGATTATTCTTACCCGAAGGAAATCTGGCAATGGTTCTGGCGCAATGCTATCCAGTATCATTGCTACGACATGGAAGAGTTTGACGGCACCAACGAACAGGTTTTCTTCTACATCGATGAAAAGAATGTTCGTGCGGCCGACAAGTCCTTCAAAGCCAATGACGGAAACAATCCCACTTCTTCTTGGACCGCTCCGTTCGATGCAACCTATCAGATTGACCTGTGGGGTGCTGGCGGCGGCAATGCAAGTATGACAGATGGTATCAGCGGCAACTCCGGCAGCCACACCATTATCACAGCAGACATTAAGGAAGGCACGACCCTCTACTTTGTCGCTGGCGGTGCAGGCGGTGGCGGTTCCGGTGGTGGTTCCGGTGGCGGTTCTACCGGCAGTGGTTCCGGTGGTTCCGGTGGCTATAACGGCGGTGGTTCCGGTGGTGTCGGCGCAGTGTTCTATGACTGCTATAAAGGGGGAGGCGACCCTGACCACAGCTACCACAGCAATTCTCCCATAGGCTTTGGCGGTGGTGGTGGCGCTACCACGGTTGCATTCGGCCTTATTGGTGACGGACAGCTGAAGAACTACGGTGACGGCTCGTCGATGTTCGGCGTTGCTGGCGGCGGTTCCGGTGCTGCAATTATCTCCGGCAATGGATACACCGAGCGTGGTGTCGGCGGTTCTGGTTCAGACTACAGTGGTCAGCGTTATCACTGTGCATTAAAGGAAGACAAGGTCTTCAGCGATGGCTACGAATACCATCATGGTGATATCTGTGGCTGGACTTACAGTGGCACCCACAGCAGTGATATCAAAATGCAGCGAGAAGACGAGGAAGGCTACAACAACACTCTGCACGAAAACGGCGGCGGTTCTGGTTGGCAGTCTGCTTCTACCGATGGTGCATTGCGTGGTTCTTCTTATGCCGCTTCTGTTGGTGAAAACCTTGACAACGGCAACATCATCATTAAAGCAAACGTCACTGGTGCAAACCAGCTGAATGACGGTGCCGGTTCCGGTATTGGTCAGGCTGGTCGTGCAAAAATCAAGGTCGTTGACCTGAACAAGCGTCTGTATCGTCGCGTTGGCAAGAACGCAATGGATATTGGCTTCGAGGATGCAAACGAATGCACTCCTACTCGTGCCAAGGTCATGCTGACTGTTGCTAACAAGATGTACGACGGCAACCAGTTGACTGTTACCGCACACGTTGTATGGGACGGCGATACCGATGCAGGCATCAACGAACAGGAAGTCCTGCGCGGTGTAAACATCACCTATTCAAACAACGAATCTCCCAACATCACATATCCTACCAACGCTACTACCGATAGCAAGAAGAAGCCTCTCGTTCGTACCGGCTCCTACACTGCTACGGCAACCTACACGGGCAAGTACGAAGTTACTTTCTGCTGGGAAAACACGAAACCCGGCAAGACTTATGTAGTCCGTGGCGAAAGCACTACACCTGATGAATATGTATCCGGCAACGGTAATGTCGTATACTTCGATATTTATCCGCGCCCGCTGCATCTTTACAGCTATGACAACAATAAGATTTACGACAATATCAGCACCGCAAAGGTATCTGATATTAAAATCAAAGCAGCAACTGCTGATTCCGGTATTGTTCACGGCGATACTGTCGCGCTGAACAGCACACTGGCTTACGGCTATTATTGCGAAAACTATGCTCCTGAGGACTTCGCAAAGACGAGTTTCAGAGAGTCCATCCACACGGGTCTGCACAGTATTAAGACCGTTACGATTCTTGAACTGATTAACAATCCGTTCGACAACTATTATATTGCAAGTGAAGATTTCACTGGTACCATCAATCCTCGTCCTCTGTATGTTCACAGTCAGTATCATGATGTGAACAAATACAAGTGGAACTACGATGGTAACTCCAATGATATCGGAAACGGCAAGTATCTGACCGACACGACTGTCTACGATAATCAGAATGTGACTATCGAGCAGGCATATGAAATGATTCTTGCTGGTAAACAGGAAAACATCGATATTACCCGCTATACCAAGACCGAGCAGGATAACTACCAGAACACGGTAGTGAATCCGAACAACATCAAGGTATATGATTCCTACTACAACGCCAATATCGGTGAAGAAGGACAGGGAAATATCTATATTGATAATATCACCAACTACGATTCCGTTGAACTGAATGCTCAGACCTATGTTGGTTCTTATGCTGACAGCAATGCTGGCGAACAGCTGACCGGGTATGATGCAAACGGCGACAATGGTGTCATCAAGGAAGACCGTTACAATGGTCTTTCGACGAATACGATTCGCCATCTGCCGTATTCTGTAAAGTACAGCTACAGCACGACCACCCCGCAGGTTGGTCAGAAGATGACTGTTACGATTGCAGTAACGAATAAGGATACCGGATATGGTCTGGCAGCGCAGAACAATTATGTTGCTCCTGTTGCTATCCAGAACCTGCGTTTGAAGAGCAGATTTGCAGGTAATGGTCCCATCACCCTGAAATCCACAAATGGCATTCGTATGAACCAGCAGGGTACAGAGTTCTACATTGACACAATTCCGGTTGGCGGCACCGTAAACATCGTATTCGAGTACACTGTACAGGATATCGATGATACGAACGCGCTGGTGCGTGACATTGAACAGAACAATGAAATGTACCTTGTGAACAATAACTACAACGACTACTATATCGCAGACAAGACTTTCAGCGGTGGTATTTACCGTACGACGCTGCGTGCGCAGGTCAAGAGCGTAAGCACCACTTATGGACATGGCTTCAAGAATATCAAACTTCCGTATGCAGACGATGTCTACTACTGGAATAAGGGTTCTGATAGCTGGCTGACCATGGAAGGTCTGGTCGAAGACCATAAGACCGCTTCTTCGGACGACGAAAAACTCGACCTGAAAGCGAAAAAGACAAACAATTATCAGAGTAAATTCGTATACAATGTAGTACCGAGTGAGACGACGGATGCTGGTTCTTACCCTGTATCTTACATTGGTCTGAACGAGTTCAACTATGATGTATTGAAGAACTATGTTGTCACGGAAGACCCCGGTTCTATCGAGGTCAAGCCCCGCAAGATTATGATTTCCGTAGACGAAAGCCAGAAGATTTACGGTACAACGAACCCGTTCTTCAACTCCACATTCAAGGTTCTTGGCACAGATGACCAAGGCAATGAACTGGATGTTTCGGACGAGAACAATTGGACCGTTCTGGGCGATGACGCTACCGTTGATTACAACAACATGCATCTGATTGGTAATGATACCATCGGTAATGTGGTTGAAGTCGTAAACGGCGCTTCCCGCACCGCTCTGGCATTCAAGAACGGCACTTCTAATCTGCCTTATCTGACAACCGCTACACAGAGCAGTGATGTAATCTATCAGACGGATGTTCCCGAAGAAGAATGCGCTTACTGCTTGGAGAAATACAACGAAATGCACAAGGGTCATGAGCATTATCATGACGATGACCATCCGCATACCCATGTTCCCGTAAACGGATATCCTGTATCCGTGAACGAAAACACCGGTTACGGCAACACTCTTGGCATCAAGACCGTCACGAACAGTGAAGGACAGGTAGTTTCCAACTACGAACTCGTTTACGAGTCCAATGTTCTGAAAGTACATCCTCGTCTGATTCGCATTGCGGCTCTGGATGCAACGAAAGCATACGGCGGCACGGAACCCGCATTGAAGTGGACTGTCGATGGCGAAATCATTAAGCCTACCAGTGAAATGCTCGGCATCAAGGCAGTTCGTGACAGCGGCGAGAATGTCCGTGACGAAGGCTATACCATCCGTATCTCTTACGAAAAGAGCACAGCAAGCAACTATATCGTCGAAACGAACGACGCTAAGATGACCATTACGCCTGTCCCGCTGACAATCGTATTTGGTAATCAGGAGCGTTACTACGGCGAAGATAACAAAAACGACTACACGCTGACCGTTGTTGGCTTGAAGCACGGCGATACTGCTGATGTTGCTTTGAAGAATAACGATGGCGCAACCGCAAAGGTTCTTGAAACCGCAAAGAATACTCTGAGCGATTACATCAACCTGACTTACAATAAGTACACCGATGTCGGTTCCAATTACTTGTATGGCGATAAGAGTTACTGCGAAGAGCATACGATTCTCGTACCTCGTGAAAACGCAGATGGCGGTTATAACTATACGATTGCGAACTACACACCCGGTGTTCTGACTATCAAACCTCGTCCGATGCTGCTGGAAGTCACTGGCTGGCAGAAGGAACTGGGCGATGCTGATAAGGTTCAGGATTTCACCCTGACCGATATGATTACCCATAATTCCGTAAATGGTCAGCAGAAGCTCGGCGCAGGCAGCCGTATCACGGATGCAAGCGTTGTTGTGAACCCCGATAAGGTTCCCATCGTCTTCAATCTGGTTCGTGCAGAGGGTGAAGAAGTCGGTTCTTATCCCGTCTACTCCACGCCGCAGGACCGTCAGATTGGAAACCTCGCGGCAAATGACCAGAAACAGCTTGAACTGGATAACCCGAACTACGACTTTGAATATCGTTACGCAAACGACCTCATTGTCAAGCGTCAGGGTCTGATGATTACCGTGGATGATAAGGTTCGCTATTACGGCGACCGTGTCAACCGCTTCTACGATGGTTCTACCGATTACACCTATCATGTGTTTAAGGTAGAAAACGGCGAGGCTGTTGAAATCACGGCAGAGGAAGCCGGTATCAACACCAATTCCTTTACCTTTACCCATCTGGATACGCAGACCAGTTCCAGCGGCACTTACAAGGATTGCATCAGCCTGTCCGGTGTCCACAGCACCATCTATGATGATGACGACATCACGATTACCGCTGGCAACCTGACTATCATTCCTCGCCCCGTTTCCGTTATTGCTGCGGATAACACCAAGGTTTACGGCGATGCTGACCCCGAATTGAAGTACACGCTCCATGACGGTGTCCGTGGCGAAGATGGCAACTACTACATTGAGTACGCGAATGGCCCTGTTCTCACCGAGAAGGAAGGCGCGGATGTGCCTGTCCAGCCCGGCGACCTCGAAGGTACTGGCGTGACTCGTGAACCCGGTGAAGATGTCTGGACTGGCGAGCATTCGTTCGGCAAGGCTTACGCCATCAATGCCAACGATATCAGCCCTGTCAGCAAGGATGGTATCACCAACTACGTTATTACCATGGAGAATGGCAACTTTACGATTACTCCGGCTGAGCTGGTTGTTACCGTAAAGGGTGGCTATTCCAAGACCTATGGCGAAGAGAATCCCGCATTTGATGCCGATATTACCGGCTTCAAGCGTGATGACACGAAGGAAACCGTTCTGAACGGTGAACTTGGCTTCGCTACTCTGTGCTTCGACCTGTCTGACGCTGGCAAGTACATCGTAACTGCTGGCAACAACAACGAGGATGCGGTGAACCCGGATTGCGTTGTTCTGGAAGACGGTGAAGAGCATATCGGCTCCACTTTCGAAGTCAAGAGCAACACAAACTTCGAGAAGAACTATGTTATCCGCTATGTCAATGGCGATATCACTGTCAACCCGAAGGAACTGATTGTTCGTATTGACCATAAGGTCAAGACCTACGGCACTGCTGACCCGGCATTTACCTTCCATTACGAAGACAATGCTGGCAATGTGATTGGCCTGATTGACCCCGAAAACAGCCCGCTGAATGTTGAGTTGTACCGCACCAAGGGTGAGAATGTTGTGCGCGGCGATGTCACTGCAGCAGATTCTCTCAATAAGTGGGGAACTACCCTCTATGATGGTGATTACCTCATTTCCGCAAAGTACGATACAAACAACAAGAACTATGCCGTTACCGTATACGATGGTTCTCTGAAAATCATCCCCGCAACGCTCACTGTTACGGTCGATGGCGGATACAAGACCACCTACGGCGATGAGATTCCCGAATTCACTTATTCCATCACAGGTTTTGTCGGTCGTGACGTTAAGGATGAAACAGGTACCGGTATCAAGGACGATGAATCCAAGGTTTCCGGCACTGCTACAATGTACTGCAACGATAACGCTGGCAATCCCGTAACGAATAAGACGAAAGTTGGTAATTATCCCATCAACTACGATAGACAGCAGTTGGTTGCTGACAACAGCAATTACAAGTTTATCTATGTTGGCGGTGACCTGACGATTGGTAAGAAACCTATCCATGTGAAGGCAGATGACCAGCAGAAGGTTTACGGAGAGAAAGACCCCGACCCGCTGACTTGGACGATTACTGACCCCGAAGAACTGGTCAATCCCGGTGACGAAGACTTCTTCGATATCACCACAAAGCGTCCCGGCGCTGATACTGATGACGGTGAGCAGGTAGGCAAGTATCCCATCACCATTGATGGCACTGACCCGTCCGGCAACTACGAAATCATTACCACTCCCGGAACTCTGACCATTGTTCCTGCAACCATCGTTGTTACAGTTATTGACGACGAAAAGTATTTCGGCGAAGATAACCCGACACCCAACGTAACCATTACCGGCTATAAGCGCGGTGACACCATCGATGATATCGGTGGTAAAGATGCGCTCAAGACCAAGACTGATGCAGAGAAGTGGAGCCCTGTTGGTGAATATCCTGTATCTGCCAAGGATTCTACTTTCCATAACCCGAACTACGATTTCGTTTACATCGATGGTAAGTTGACCGTCAAACCCTTGATTATTAACATCAAGACAGAAGACGACCGCAAGACCTACGGTGATAACGACCCCGATAAGTTCAACGTTTCCTATACGCTCACGAACGAGAAAGATGAGCCTTACACTCCGGATAAGGACCTGCGCGATTATATCGACCGTGCCCTGAATCTGGATGCAGCTCGTGTTCCGGGTGAGAATGTTCGTACCGAGAACCCCGGCTATTCCATTGTTCCTACCTATACAGAGGTAGATAATATTGAGATTGGCACAGTAACTCCCGGACATTTCTTCATTGACCCGCGTGAGGTAACCATTACTGCAAACTCCGCAGAAAAGGTATATGACGGCACTCCGTTGACGGAACCCGGTTATACCTACGCTCCGGAACTCGTAGATAACGACCTGCTTGGCATTCACGATAAGATGGATTCTGTGACCGTAACCGGTTCTCAGACCGAAGTGGGTTCCAGCAAGAACGTTCCCAGCGATGCAGTTATCATCAACACCGAAGATGGCAGCGGCAGCAATGCCAACTACATCATCAAGTATGTGGATGGTACTCTGACCGTTCGCGATAAGGAAATTGTCTCTATCGAGAAATCTGCTGACCGTGAACGCGCTACGGATTACGATGTGATTCGCTACACGATTACCGTTACGAACGCGACCAGTCATGACCTGCACAACGTCATCGTCAAAGATACCAACAACTTCGTTGGTGTTCCTGTCCTGTCTCAGGCAAACAGTGTGACCTATGATGCAGAGAAGGGCGAGTTCGTTATCGCAGAGATTTCCCATCTGCGCGATGAAGCCCATACCAATGCCGTAACGTTCACCTATACCTACACGGTAGACCCGACCGACCACGGCACCAACAACAACGATATCCTCGAAAACAACGCCAAGATTACCGATATGAAGGTAGTCGAAAGCTATACTGAGAACCCTGATGGCAGCACCACTCCGAACTATACCGAGCCTAACAAGGATTGGTTGGTCAAGACTCCTGACGTTGATGTGGAAATCATCCGTCAGAATCTGACCATCGAAAAGAGTGCTGATAAAACTGAGGCTGGCGTAGGTGATGTCGTCACTTACACGCTGAAAGTCACCAATACAGGCAACACGAAGCTTGAAAATGTTGTCGTAAAGGATACGAACAACTTCATGGGCGAGCCTGTCGAGAACACGAAGCTCCACTTCGGCTATCGTGTCAACGATGATGGAACATGGACAATCACCAGCCTTGGCGTTGGTAAGTCCGTAACCATCACCTATAAGTACACGGTTGTTGCAGATGACCTCGCAAACGGCAAGCTGGATAACATTGCTACCGCAACGATTCCTGCTCGCGAAGACCCGACTATTCCTGAGAAACCTGTCGATTCCAACGAAGTAATCGTGCCGCTGTACTACAAGCACCTGACGATTGTCAAGTCTGCTGACCGCGACCACGCTTATCCCGGCGAAGTCGTCAAGTATCAGGTCACTGTCACGAACGACGGCACTGTCGATATGACGAATGTTACCGTCTCCGATGACACCAATGCTCTGGGTATGTTTATCGTCTCTACCGGCGACGGATATACCTATAACCCCGAAACCAGACTGTTCACCATTCCTGCTCTGAATGTCGGCGATTCCGTTACGCTGAATTACCTGTATATTGTGCAGAACGGTGACCCCGAAACGATTATCAACGTAGCTACTGCTCACGCTCCCAAGAATCCCGATACTGAGATTCCGGGTGACAAGGACATCGAAGAGCCTTCTAAGCCTGTTGAGGTTGATGTGCTCCGTGATGAACTGACCATCGTAAAGAACGCTGACAAGAGCTTCGTTGATATGAACGGCAATGACACGACCGTAACCTATACTCTGACCGTTAAGAACAGCGGCAACACAAAGCTGACGAATGTTATCGTTACCGATACATCCAACGGCAACGGCACTGTCGAGTACACTGGCGATTTGATGTATGACGGAAACGGCAAGTGGATGATTCCTGAGCTGAACGCAGGCGATTCCGTTGAAATCACTTATGTCTATACTGCTGTGGCAGAGGACATGAACCTCGATAACGGTAACATCGTGAATACGGCTGTTGCTGAGGGCAAGAACCCCGACAACAAGACTGTTACGAGCGACCCCGATACTGAGACTGTCCATGTAGGCGAAGTGCCTGACCGCGACATTCGCGTTGTGAAGACTTCTCTTGAATCCAGTGTGATGATTGGCGATACCATTCACTACACCATTACCGTTACGAACAACGGCACAATGACTGCTCAGAATGTAGTTGTACGCGACTTCAATGACGGCATTGGCGAAATCAATGCTGCAAGTTCCGACAAGTATACCTATGACGCAGCGACTCATTCCTTCACCATCGCAGAGATTGCGGCTGGTGAGGTCGTTGAGATTCCTGTCACCTATACCGTACAGGAAGGCGACAAGGGCACCGTAAACAATGCTGCTGTCGAGATTCCGGAAGTTCCCAAAATCGAGAAAAAGGCAGATAAACAGACCGTAGTGGTTGGCGAGGTGGTGACTTACACCATTACCGTTACCAATACGACTAACGAGACCAAGACGAATGTTGAGGTCAAGGATACGAACAACTTCACGGGCGTTATCACGCCTGCCGAAAACACTGATGTTGTAAGCTATATTGGCGACAAGGTCTGGAATATTTCTTCTATCGGCGCTGGTGAGAGCGTAGACATTGTCTACACCTACACGGTAATGAATGAAGATGCTCCCAATACCATGCTTGTCAATAACGCTGAAATGACATATGTGACGGATTCCGGCAAGGTAAAGATTCCTTCCAATGAGGTTGATATCCCTGTCATCCCCGAAACTCCCACACCGGAACATGTCGGACCCACCGTTGTAAAACAGGCAGACAAGGCCATTGCAAACATCGGCGATACGGTGCATTACACCGTCGTCATGCACAACAATGATACTGTTGACTATGTGAATGCAGCGCTGCACGACAAGAACAACTTCAACGGCGTTATCGCGAATGTCAAGAACGGTACTCTGGAATCTGCATCTGCCGGTTCCGCAGTCATCAAGGTCGGCACTATTCCGGCTGGCAAGACTGTCACGGTAGAATATGATTACATTGTGTTGAACACCGATGCCGGTAAGGGTCAGGATACTTACAACGAGCTGAAGAATGTGGCTACGCTGCATTACTGGTTCGCTGACGAAGACCAGACTCCTGAGAATGAAAAGACGAAGCCTTCTAACGAGGTCACCGTCAAGGTTCCCGGCAGTGATGTACCTGTTCCTGTCAACCCGCCCGAGGGCAAGTTGAAAGTCGAGAAATTCGTAGACAAGAAGAGTGCTTCTGTTGGCGATATGCTGCATTACAACGTTAAGGTGTCTAATGTTGGCGATGGCGAACTGAAAAATATTCTGGTCGAAGACTTCTTCGATGGACACGGTAAACTCAACTACATCCCGGCTGTCGGTGTTGTAGTGAACGGTGATGGCACTTACACCATCAACAAACTGCCTGCCGGTACATTCATGGAGCTCCGCTTCACCTATGTTATCGTGGAAGGCGATGAGCCTGAGGTCCTGAACGCCGCTGTCGTCACGACACCGCCCGTTGACCCGCCGCTCGAACCCACCAAGACGGCTGACAAGAAGTTCGCATTTGTCGATGAAATCGTGACTTACACCATCAGCGTGTATAACCCCGATACCAAGGCAAAGACGAATGTCACTGTCAAGGATACCAATAACTTTGTTGGCAGCATCAATGCCGCCAATACAGACAAGTACACCTATAACGGCGATAATACTTGGACGATTCCGGAAATCGGAGCAGGGGAGACCATCGGCATTACCTATACCTACACGGTACAGAGCAATGATGAGAAGCTCCTCGAGAACAAGGCTGATGTGACGTATTCCGAGAACGGCGATACCGTGAAACTTGATACGCCGACTGTCGATGTGGTCGTACCCGATAAGGGCACTGTCTCCATCCACAAGGAAGCGGACAAGAAGATGGCTAAGCCGGGTGAGGTCGTCACCTACAATGTCACCGTTACTAACAACAAGGGCTTCGATGTTCACGATGTTGTAGTAACTGATGCTAATAACTTCGCTGGCGAAATCACTGGCGTTGACGGCGCAGATTACACCTTCGAGAACGGCGAGTTCCATATCGCTGAGATTGCCGCAGGCGCTTCGGTCACTCTGACCTACACCTACACGGTTGAAATTGGTGATGTGCCTACTCAGATTCTGGAAAACATCGCTACGGCTGATGTTCCCGGCACGAACCCCGAAGACCCGAACAACCCCGGTCACGGTAAAGACCCGAACAAGCCTATCGATAACGATGAGAAGATTCCTTCGAATCCTGTCAATGTTGAGGTTCCGGGTTCCGAAACTGAAACCAAGATTCCTGACCTTGTTCTGACGAAGAGTGTAGACAAGAGTGAAGCCGCTGTCGGTGATACTCTGAACTACACGATTACTGCCAAGAACAACGGCAAGGGCGATGCTGAGAATGTCACAGTCAAGGACTTCTTCGACGGCAAGGGCACACTGAACTTCGTGGCTATGGATGGCGTCACCGATAACGGTGATGACACCTACACGATTGCAAGTGTCAAGGCTGGCGAGAGCGTAACGCTTAACTTCACCTATGTGGTGGTTGACGGTGACGCACCTGAGGTTCTGAACGCGGCAGTCATCACAACTCCCGAACCGCCCACGGATATTGTAAAGAGCGCTGACAAGCATATCGCCAAGGTCAATGAGATTGTTACATACACCATCACGGTGAAGAACAATTCCAAGGACACGCTGACGAATCTGCTGGTAAGCGATACGAACAACTTCAAGGGCGAAATTGAAGCCAAGGATGGCAAGGGCTACACCTACAACGGTGATAAGACTTGGACCATCGCAACGCTCGAATCCGGCAAGTCCATCGACATTACCTACACCTATACGATGCAGGCAAGCGATGAAACTGTCATTGAAAACACTGCCGATGTGCGTTATAGCCACAACGGTACCGACTACGATATTCCGTCCAACCCCGTCGAAGTCGAAAAGCCTGACGATGGTGTTGTCACCATCTTTAAGACTGCCGACAAGACCAAGGCTGAACCGAACGAGGTCGTTACCTATACAGTTACGATTCACAACGGTAAGGATTACAACATCAAGAATGTCCGTCTGACTGACGCGAACAACTTCGCGGGCAAGATTGAGGGCGTTGACGGTGCTGGCTACAAGTTCATCAACGGCGAATTTGTCATTGACAAGATTCCTGCTGGCGGTGACGCAGTGGTTCACTACACCTACACAGTCCAGATTGCCGATGTTCCGACCAAGATTCTTGAGAACGTTGCAACGGCTCATGTTCCCGGCAAGAACCCCGGCGACCCTGACGAGGAGATTCCTTCCAACAAGGTCGATGTTGAGGTTCCCGGTGACGGCACGCATGTTGATGTGCCGGAAGGCGAACTTGAAATCGTTAAGAGTGTAGACAAAACGGAAGCCAAGGTTGGCGATACGCTGAACTACACGATTACGCTGACGAATGTTGGCGGACAGGCAGTCAAGAACGCTGTCGTCAAGGATTTCTTTGACGGTAACGGTGTCCTGAACTTCGTTCCGATGGACGGTGTGACGGATAACGGTGATTACACCTATACGGTTGCGAATGTGGAGAAGGGTCAGAGCATTACGCTCCGCTTCACTTACACGGTCGTTACCGGAGATGCGCCGATGGTCCTGAACGCTGCTGTTGTGAAAGACCCGACTCCTCCCATTGATATCGAGAAAACCGCAGACAAGCATGTGGCGATGGTCGATGAAGTCGTCAACTACACCATCACGGTGAAGAACACGACTGACAAGACCGTTACCGACCTGCTGGTTAGCGACACCAACAACTTTACAGGTGCAATCACCTCTAAAGACAACGCCAAGTACACCTACAATGGCAACCATACTTGGACTATCCCCAGCATCAAGGCTGGTGAGAGCATCGATATTCTCTACACATATACTGTGAAGACTACCGACCCCTCTACGCTGGTCAACGAAGCTGATGTTCGCTACACGACCGATGATGGCGAGTATGTCATCAAGGCAGACCCCGTTGAAGTCGTTGTCCCGAAGGATGGCGAAGTTACGATTGTCAAGAGCGGTGACAAGAAGATTGCAGAGCCCGGTGAGGTCGTGACCTACACGGTTACGATTCACAACGGCAAGGCGCATGACATCACCAATGTGGTCGTAAGCGATTCCAACAACTTTGCTGGAACGATTACCGGCACAAATGGTGTCGGCTACAAGTTCGTTGACGGACACTTTGTAATCGATAAGATTGCTGCTGGTGCAGACGCTGTTCTGACCTACACCTACACGGTGCAGATTGCAGATGTACCCACTCACATTCTGGAAAATGTTGCCACGGCACATGTGCCCGGCACGAATCCGGAAGACCCTGAGAATCCCGGACACGGCAAGGACCCGGATAAACCTATTGACCCCGATACGGACATTCCGTCCAATAAGGTCGAAGTGGAAGTCCCCGGTTCCGAAGTTGAGACAGAGATTCCGGAAATCTCTATTACCAAGTCTGTAGATAAGCCTACTGCCAAGATTGGTGATACGCTAAACTACACCGTCACTGTCAAGAACGGCGGTAACGCGGATGCTGAGAATATCCTGATTAAGGATTTCTTTGACGGAAACGGAACGCTGAACTTCAAGGCCATGGATGGCGTGACAGATAACGGAGACAACACCTACACTATTTCTACGGTCAAAGCAGGGGAGAGCGTAAAGCTTCGTTTCAGCTATGTTGTAGTTGAAGGAGACGAACCTCTCGTACTGAACGCCGCAGTAATCAAAGACCCGACACCGCCTGTTGACGTTGAGAAGGAAGCCGACAAGCACATTGCAAAGGTAGATGAGGTTGTAACCTACACGATTTCCGTGAAGAACACCACTTCTGAGCCTGTTGACAATGTAACTGTCACCGATACTAACAACTTCAAGGGCGAAATCAAGGCCGAAAACGCTGACAAGTACACTTACAATGGCAATAAGACGTGGACCATCCCGACTATTGCCGCTGGCGAGACCATCTATATCACCTACACCTATACGATGCAGGCTGAGGATGCCACCGTCATCGAAAACATTGCAAATGTGACTTACAGCAAGGATGGCACAGATTACAATATCCCCTCTAACCCCGTCGATGTCGAGAAGCCCGATGATGGTGTTGTTACCATCCGCAAGGCTGCAGATAAGACAAAGGCTGAGCCGGGTGAGGTTGTAACCTATACCGTCACGGTTCATAACGGAAAGAATCACGACATCGAAAACGCTCGTCTGACAGATACCAACAACTTTGCTGGTGAAATCGTAAGCGTTGACGGTGCAGATTACACCTTCGAGAACGGCGAATTCACAATCAATAAGATTCCCGCAGGCGGTGATGTGGTTATCCACTACACCTATACGGTTGAAATTGCTGATGTGCCCACGCAGATTCTCGAAAACATTGCAACAATCCATGTTCCCGGCACGAATCCCGAAGACCCGAATAATCCGGGTCACGGCAAAGACCCCGAGAAACCCATTGACCCCGATACGGAGATTCCGTCCAACAAGGTTGATGTGGAAGTTCCTGGCTCTGAAACCGAAACAGAGATTCCTGTAATCGAAATCACCAAGTCCGTTGATAAGGCAGAGGCCAAGGTTGGCGATACGCTCAACTATACGGTTACTGTCGCCAATAAGGGCAAGGCTGATGCGGAAAATGTTGTGGTCGAAGACTTCTTCGATGGCAACGGAACGCTCAACTTTGTGCCCATGGATGGCGTTGCGGATAACGGCGACAACTCCTATACCATCAGCACTGTAAAGGCTGGCGAGAGCGTAACGCTTAACTTTACCTATGTGGTAGTTACCGCTGATGCTCCTAAGGTCCTGAACGCTGCTGTTGTGAAAGACCCGACACCGCCTATCGATGTTGAAAAGGATGCCGATAAGTATATTGCCAAGGTAACGGATGTTGTGACCTACACCATTACGGTGAAGAATACGACAGACGAAACCGTAAACGATATCACTGTCGCAGACCATAACAACTTTGCGGGTGATGTTACGGCTGAGAGTTCTAACCGCTATACCTATAACGGAGATGGCACTTGGACTATCGGTTATCTGGATGTCGGTGAGGCTCTTGATATCGTTTATACCTATACGGTAGAGACGACCGATGAGAGCGTTATGGAAAATACCGCAACCATTAAGTACACGCACGATGGCGAGCAGTATAATATCCCGTCCAATACAGTCGATGTGAAGAAGCCTGATGATGGCGTTGTCACCATCTGGAAGTCTGCAAACAAGACTGTCGCAAAGCCGGGTGAGACTGTCACCTATACCGTAACGGTACACAATGGCAAAGACCACGATATTCAGAATGCTGCTCTGACTGATGAGAATAACTTCTCCGGAAGCATTTTCGCAGTGGATGGCGCTGGTTATCACTATGAGAATGGTGTATTCACCATCGACACGATTCCTGCTGGCGGCGATGTGGTTGTCCACTACGCTTATACTGTCGGTATCGCCGATGTGACTACGCACATTCTTGAAAACGTAGCGACGATTCATGTTCCCGGTACGAACCCCGAAGACCCGGAGAATCCCGGACAGGGTAAAGACCCGACGAAACCGATTGACCCTGATACGGATATTCCGTCCAACAAGGTCGATGTGGAAGTTCCGGGTTCCGGTACGGAAACGGATGTTCCGCTCGAAAAGAGCCTCACGATTGTGAAGAGTGCTGACAAGACGAAAGTCAATGTCGGTGAAACCATCAATTATCGTGTGGTAGTAACCAATACCGGTGAAGTAGACCTTGTCAATGTAACCGTAAAGGACAACAATGACGGCGCAAGCCATATTGAAGCCCAGAACGGTGATGGATATACTTACAATAGCGCAACGACAACGTTCACTATTGTTCGTATCCCTGTTGGCGAATCCTTCACTCTGACCTATTCTTATGTTGCCGTTGACGCGGATGCCGGACACGATGTCATTAACGTGGCTGTCGCTAAGGCTCCGGGTCAGAATCCCGAAGACCCCGAGAATCCGGGTCATGGTAAGGACCCGTCCAAGCCGATTGATGAAGATGTAGAGAAACCTTCCAACGAGGTGAAAGTCCCTGTTGTGAAACCCTCTACTCCCACAACGCCTGACGAGCCTAAACCGACTCCGACTCCTGACAACCCGAAGCCTACTCCGACCCCTGTTCCTACTGAGAAGCCCAAGCCCCCGCCGATTGGCTGGCTCGATATCTTCAAGGTAGACGGCAAACCCTTCTCCCTCTTCTCTATCTTCACGAGCAACAAGAAGACGGGTATCGGATTTGCACAGAGCATTGTTGGTCTGGTAGCAATGGTTGGCATTGGCGTCGCTGCTCTGGTGGTAGTAAACCACAAGCGCAAGAAGGACGAAAACGACAACAAAGATAACCATAAGGATGATTCCGCTGAATAAGCGGTAAAACAATAGAGCGGTGGTTCGAAAGAGCTGCTGCTCTTTTTTTTTGCGTAAAAAGCTTCTAATTTTCAGAATAATTATTGACCGTTGCTGCAAAGTAAGTAATATAATAGATATAAATACAGCATCAAATTTCTCAGAACAAATAATAGCTATAGTCAAGCAGGTTTTGCGTTAATGTTTCAACCATCCATGTCCATACGAAATATGAGAATGCGTTCATGGGTGGCATTTTTGTGCCAAATTTTTTGATTGACTTTTCTGTCTTTTTGTGGCATATTGTAAATATGCAATTTGATTGCTTGTGTTTTGATATACTTTCTTATCTACAATCGAGGCTGCACACTAGGGAGTAGGTAAGGGTGTATATAAATCCGGCTGTGGTAAAACCACAGAACACTCACATTATTAGGAGGGCAACTAACATGCAGAAACCTCGTAAGCGGTTTTTGAGTGCGATTGTCGCCGTAGCAATGTGCCTGTCTCAGTTTGCTCCTGTCACTGCTTATGCAGTGGAGAGCGCGAGTGGAATCACGCAGAGTGAAGAAGCTCCGAAGGAAACTGATGCACTCAGCACTACGACAACAAACTCCGACTCTTCCGCTACTACTCCCGCGCCGAAAAGCGATGTTACCGACACAGCAAGTTCCGCGTCCAGCGACACTTCTGTGACGAGCGATGTTTCTTCTGAGGCTACAAGTCAGGCGGGGTCTGAAACGACCACTGCCTACGCAAACAGTGCTGCCTCTGATACTGGTGCAAGCACCAGCACTTCCAGCGAAGCTTCTACCACTGGCAGCATCAGTGAAGCAGCACAGGCATTTATCGATGCGGCTAACGCCCTTGTAAGCCGTAAAGATGAAATTCTGACTGCTGCAAACAACTTCGGTCTTGCAAGCAAGGCATGGCAGGCTGACAAGGAAAACGCGGTTCTTGATGCGATGGTCACGCGTCGCACTGAGGAACTGGATGCAGTTTATGACTGGGAACCCATTGAAGACATGTATTATTCTCTGAGCGAGGATGAGCAGGTCGCCGAGCCCGTCATGAGTGCATACCTTGATATGTCTGACCTGTATCTGCAGGTTTGCGACCGTCAGGAAAACCCCGTAGACAACAGCGGTGCCAGCGCGTTTGATGGCGGCGGTTCTACGACTGTCATCGGGGACTATCAGGCAATCACCGCTGCTGAGACTGGTAAGCAGATTGCCGCAGGCACTGGTATTCAGTATACCAAGATTAACGGTCAGGAGAATGTCATTCGCATTCTGCCTCAGACTGTTACCTACACCTACGGTGACTCCTTCAAGTCTAAGGGTCTGACCATCGAATACAGCACTGCTGATTCCCGTACTTCTCAGGAAGTCGAAAAGGATATTCAGGCAGCCATCGACGGTCTGAGCTTCATCATGTATGCTCCGGCTGACGGCGACGGCCAGAATCCCACAGACATTCATTGCAATGCCGGTACTTATCCGACTTATGTTGATACAGGTGCCACAAGCGTTACTGTGAATGGTCTGAATTACACCATCATTGACGGTTCCAACTTGGATTCTTCTAAGAATATCCGCAATGACACGGGTGTGACTATCAACAAGCGTCAGATTTACATTGTCCCTCATACCACTTATGTTACGAAGGGCAATACCATCAGCCAGATTAACTACACCGTTATGGATACCAATGGTGGTCTGGTTGACGGCGACCTGCTTCCTGCGGATGTTCTGACCACAGAGAACTTTGATAAGGACACTACCGGTTCTTACAAAATCATCTTAGGTTCCTCCGCGAAGAGCAACACGAACTACAACATCGACATTCAGCCCAATACCGGCGATGTGTATGTTGTCGTTTCTGAAAAGACTCTGACCCTGACTCCTGTATTTGTCTTCAAGGGCAATGATGGCGTACAGACGACCGGCAGCAAAGCCACTCGTCAGTATGGTCAGCAGAATCCTCAGGTTGACTTCGTGATTACCGGCTGGTCTGATACCGATAAGACGAATTTCGAGTATAAGACCAACAACGAGCACAAGTCCAACGCAGTTGCTCTGAAAGAGATGCTTGGTCTGAGCGGTGAACCCACCGTTGTTCTGCCCAGCATCACCTCTGCTCCAGGTGGCTACACTGTTACAATCGGCAATATCCAGACGAATGCGCCTATCAATGGTTATAACATTAACCTTGCTACCGCAACGTTTGAAATTACCAAGCGTAACGTAACCATCACCAACGACCAGATTGATGCCATCTATGGTGAGGCTGAAAAGGGCAAGTCTTCCACCATTACCTTCGACGCTGTTGCTTATAACGGTGCTGCTCAGGCAGTGGCCTCCGATAAGCGTATTGTCGCTGGTTCTGACATCACCGCTGATGACGGTGTGAACAAGCTGGTCAGCATGGTTCTGACAACACAGCGTCAGGATATCGACAATAAGAATGTTGGCGAATATCCGATGACTGTCGAAGTTCCCCCTGCATGCACTGCTTACTATGACGTCAAAGTCATCAACAGCAAGTACATCATCCATCCTGCAATGCTGACTGTCACTCTCGATGACCTGTCCGCAATGTATGGTGCTGCTCGTTCTGGCAAGATTAAATCCATCGAAGGTTTCAAACTGAACGATACACAGGCAAGCATCGGTTTGACCGAGGACAAGCTTGGCTTTACTATGGTAGATGCGGCTGGCAACAGCGGCACTCCTACAACTGCCAATGTTGGCGAATACACCGTCAGCGCATCTGTGCAGGGTGCTTCTCAGGAGCGTTGGTCTTCTGACTGGGACCCCAATGCCGATGGCAAGAACTACGACCGTTACGACAACTATCTGGTTCGTTTTGTCAACAGCAAGCTGACCGTCACCAAGCGTCCTATCGCCATCAATGTGATGGGTGGTCAGACGAAGGTTTACGGCGACAGTGATGCCAAGGGCGGCGTTGCCTTTACTCTTGACCCCGTCAATGGCAAGGGTGGCCGTGTTGGCTCCGACTTTGCTGGCTGCGTTGTGACCCGTGAGGTCGGCGAGACTGTTGGTTCTTACGCTTACAGCGATGCACAGTTCCAGACTGCTGAAATCGCCAAGAACTACGATATCACCTTCAATGCTCCCGATAAGTACACTATCACCAAGCGTACTCTGACTATCACCGTTCCGAACCGTGAACGTCTGTATGGTTCCGAGAATCCCAGCGATGCCGACATTACCGGCGCACTGGAATACAAGAACTTCGCAAGCAACGATGAAATCGGCATCCACGATACCGTCGCTTCTCTGGGTGGCACTGTCACCATCAAGTATGGCGTTGACAATACCGTTGGCAAGCTGACTGGTGTCGGTACCTATCCTATTGTTGTTTCCGGTTACACCAACCCCAACTACAACATCGTTTACACCGGCACTTACAGCGATGGTACAAGCGGTACGCTGACTATCAATGCACTGCCTGTCACCATCAAGGGTACTACCAACAGCGTCCGCAAGTACGGCGTTGCCGGTAAGAACACCCCCAGCTATGCGCTGTATGACGAGACCGGTTCTCAGGCTATCAATGTGGTTGACCCGCAGGGCAGCCCGCTGAACATCCACATCGACCTGACCAAGTGGGAAGACCCCACCACGGTTGTTGGCAACTATGAGGCTACCATCTCCTATGATGAGAACCCCAATTACATCGTAACGATTGCTCCGCAGGCTACGTTCCAAGTCACCGAGGCTGATGTCTCTGTCACCTTCAACGCCCTGCAGACTACTTACGGTGAGAAGAAGCCCGACACCATCGCCAAGGAAGTTTCCGTCAACGTGAATACCTCTGATGGCACTCAGATTTACCACGATGGCGAAACCGTCAATATCAAGATGGACGGCAAGGATGTTTCTCTGGGTGTTGTTCGTATCGCCGTTGAGGCTACTGCGAACGCTTCTGGTCTGTACGATGCAGGTTCTTACAACCTGACCTTCCGTCTGGATAACCAGCCCGCAAACAGCGTTAAGCTGTCTGAGCCCGATGGTAAGAACATGCTGATTGTTCATCAGATGCCCCTGACCATCACTCCTCGCTATGGCCTGTCCAAGACTTACGGCGAGACTGACCCCAGCTTTGCAGTCAACGATACCTATGTCATCTTCGACTACAATACCACCAGCTTCGCAGAACCCAAGGCTGACTTCGCACAGGCTCGTCTGAGCCGTGAAGCAGGCGAGAACGCTGGCACTTATCCGATTTACAGCGGTAACATCTATGAGCAGACGATGGCAAAGAACTATCGTATCAGCTTCACCAATGATGTTCGTTTCACCATCAATAAGCGTACTGCCGTTATCAACCTGCTTGAAACCGAAAAGACCTATGGTGAGACCCTCACTTCTATGAACGTGAAGGATTACATCAAGGGCGGCACTGGTCTGCTGACTACTACTGATGTTCAGGCAGCAGAAGCCGAAAAGATTCTTAAGGGCATTACCCTGACTTCCGGTGCAACTTCTGCTTCCGCAAGCGTTGGCACTTATGCTCTGAAAGCTATCTACGCACAGCCTGCCAACTACGACCTGACGGTGATTGATTCTACCATCACCATCACTCCTCGTCCCATCACCCTGACTTTCTCCAACTACGAGAAGGATTACGGCGATGCAGACCCCGCATTCTCTTACAGCGAGATTTCCGGCAACATTTCCAACGATGGTCTGAAGAAGAATACGCTGGAACTGACTACTGGTGCTCTGAGCGGCTCTGTTACTCGCAAAGCCGGTGAGGATGTCGGTGAATATCCCATCAGCTCCACTCTGTACAACAAGTACGGCAACTACGCCATCACCATCGTGACTGGCTCCGGCACTTCCGTCGATGTTGGTTCTTCCACCACCGAGCCCGAAGCTATGGAAGTTGCTACTCTGACCATCAAGCCCGTTAAGGTCACCTTTACTGTGGCTGGCGGTTACTCCATGATTTATGGCGGCACCGTTCCCACGTTCAGCTACACCGTTACTGGCTTGAAGAACAATGACACCGTTGCTTCCGCATTCACTGGCTCGGTTGTCTACAACATCAAGAATGCTGACGGTTCTCTGTCCGAGATTCCTGCTCGTCCTGCTGCTGGCGATTATGTCATCACCATGAGCGGTCTGGAAAACAAGGGCGCAAAGAACTATGACCCCATCGTCTTTGTTGATGGTTCTCTGCATGTCGATAAGCGCGATGTAATCGTGGTTGTTGACGAAGGCCAGAAGAAGGTCTACGGCGAGGCTGACCCCGAACTGACTTGGACTGCAACTGGTGACGGCGCTTACTATGTGAGCGAGGATGCAGGCGACCTTGCAAACCTGAAGGTTGTTCGTCCTGACGCTGGCACCGATGCTGGTGAAGATGTCGGCAAGCACCCGATGATTATCGAGGGCGATGATGCCAACTTCAACATCACCCGCGTAAACAACACCTTTGAAATCACTCCTGCTACGCTGAATGTTACTCTGGCTCCCCAGAGCAAGATTTACGGCGATGAGAACCCTGTTCTCTCCGGCGATGACCTGATTTTCGATGGATTCGTTGTGAAACCCGTCAAGGGCAACACTACTCCTGATGATGCTGGTGTCCTGAGCATTGCAAACCTGACCTTCAACTTCACCGATGCTGAGGGAGCTCCCGCAACGGTAGCTTCTCACGCTGGTACCGGCAAGGTCGTTCCTGCAAATGTTGAGAATGCCGCAGCAAACAACTACACCTTTGTTTACGCTCCCGTTGATTTTGTTATCGACAAGCGTCCCATCACTGTCACCGCTAAACCCCAGACTTCTATCTATGGCGACGATGTTGCTGTTGAAGATTGGTCTGATTACGGCACCGTGAACGTTCTGGAATACACTGGTGACACTGCCAAGGCAGCTCTGGTCAATGGTGATATTCTGGAAGGCACGAACCTGTGCCTCGTCACTTCTGCAAGCCATGTCGGAGGCTACGACATCGTTCCTTCCTTCTCCGGTCTGGCTCACCGTGTCGGTCAGGCTTCTTATCAGGATTATCTGGTAACTGCTATGAACGGCACTTACACGGTCACTCAGCGTCCTCTGACTTGGACCATCGGCACTGTTGGTTCTGTCTACGGCAATGAAATGGCTGAACTGAGCAATACTCTTACCTATACTGGCGATGCCGATAAGAAGACCATCGTAAATGGCGATGACCTGAAAGCTATTATCAGCATCACTCAGAAGGATGTTGAGAACGCGGTTGCTGAAAAGATTTCCATGAAGTCTGCTGATGGTGCTGCGTCTCTGGTTGCGGAGAGCGTGCCCGAATCTGTCAAGAATTACGGTGCATACGACATGGTCGGTTCTTACGACAATGACGATTACCTGATTACGATTGTTAATGGCGTTTATACCATTGGCGAACGTCTGGTCGAAGTCACTGTCACCGAGCCCAAGGATATCGTCTATGGCGATACCACTAACCCCGACTTCACCGTAAATGCTGTTGCCACCAATGGCGACGGTACACACGGTGCAGCTGTCAAACCTGATTCTCTGGGCCTGAAGATGGCACTTGTTTATACTCCTTTCGAGAACGACAAGACCACCGACAATGCACAGACTGCTCCCTTGACTGCTGATGCAAAGGCGACTCTGACTCCTGACATCGCCAGCGGCGATGACGGCGTGGAGAGCGACAGCCAGTTCAAGACTGAGAATGTCAAGAACGCTGGTACTTACACCTACACCGTTACCTCTGATTACGATGCTGCTGTTGAGCAGAATTACGCAGTAACAATCAATGTCGTCGATGCCGATAAGAACGAAGCCGATGGTCAGTTCGTTATCGCTCGCAAAGACCTGACGGTTACTCTCGACCCGAACCCCGTCGTCAAGCTGTATGGCACTAAGACGGAGATTCCCGAAATCAAGACCAGTGGTTACGCTTTCGACGAGACTGCTGAAACCGTTAAGCTGCCTTCCTTCGAACTCATTGTTGCTTCCAGCATCGATGGTATCTTCGGTAATGTTGGCTTGACGAAGGACGCTTTCAAGTATGTTGGCGGCGCTTACGACAACTACAATTACCTGCCTACCACCGGAGACCTCGAAGTTCAGCGTCTGCATCTTGCCGATGTAGAGCCCGCAACTATCGTTGGTACTGTGGCTGACGAAAAGACCGGTAAGCCTGTTGAGGTTACCAAGAAGACGACTGATGACCTGAGTGGCCTGTACTTCAACTCTAAGGTTGAAGTTATCGCTCCTAAGGGCTACGCAATCGGAACCAGCGATTCCCTGACCGATGCTGAGTGGGCCGAGAAGATGGTCATTTCCGCTAATAGTGAGAAGGTTGCTTCTACCTATTACCTGATTGACCTGAAGACTGGTGCCATTACCGAGATGGGAACTATCACCACATCTGTTGATACCGAAGCTCCTGTCGTTGCTTCTGCTTTCGCTGCCGATAAGGTTGATTCCACCAATAAGACCGACTTGCTGAACGAGAAGTTCGTCAAGTTCGAGAGCACCATCAATGTGTTCATTACTGGTGAAGAGACCGGCAAGGCACCTGAGAAGGAAGACGACAAGAAGGACGATACCGACGATACCGATAAGAAGGAAGATTCCGACAAGAAGGATGAAACCGAATCCGGTACCGAGGAGAAAGTTCCCAGCGAGTCCGAGAAGGCCGAAACAACCGATGACAAGACCGAAGCCACTACGCTTCGTATTGCTCATGGTAAGCCCGCTCTCTTCACAACCGGCGACGAGACCGGTGATGAAAACGGTAACGATGTCGTTGCTACTCCCGACGAAAACGGTGATAAGGACGATACCGAAGACCCCGACTTCGTGCCTGTTGTAAAGGTCAAGGATTCCGTTCCTGCTATTTCCGCTCTGGATGGCGAGTACAACTCCGGTGTCGCTAAGATTCAGTATTACAAGGTCAATGGTTCTGCTATTGCCAAGAGTGCTAAGGGCGATTACACCTTCGACGAAACCAAGTTCGAGACTGTCGATGTCACAAGCATTGATAAGGACAACGGTTACGTTACCTTCAAGCTGAGCCCCGATTGGACTGGTTACATTGTGACCCGTACAGTCGATAAGGCAGGCAACTACGGTGATGTTCGGGTAGCAAGTGTTAAGCTGGAGAATCCTCCGGAAGAAAGCAGACCGACTCCGACTCCTGTAGTCAAGAATGAACCCGCTCCCACTCCGGCACCTGTTGTAGTTAACTACAAGACTGGCGTTGGTTTTGGCGCAGACATCATCGTTCCTGTTATCGTTGTTGTTGCTCTGATTGGCGTTGGCGCATTTGTCATCGTTAAGAAGAAGAAGGGCGATAGCGAAGAAAAAGCTGCTGAAAAGACTGAGGATAAAACCGAGGAAAAGAAGCAGTAACCAACTGAAATAATCTCTACTCCGCGTAAGAGATAACATATAGCGCTCCGCAGGTAAATCTGTGGGGCGCTATTCTTTGTTGACTATTTATGTTTTTGGTGGTATAATATAAGCATAGTGCATGAAGCTTGTTTATGCACATCAAACAAACACACATGAAAAAGGAGAAGTTACTCATGCAGAAGGTTAACAAGAGTTCTGTAAAGAAGGGTGCTGCGCTGTGTCTTGCTATGGCAATGGCCTGCACTGCATTTGTTGGTTGTGGCAAGAAGGATGATGCTACCAGTGCAAGCAGTGCGACCAGTGAGTCCGCAGTTGAGGTTCTGGATAACAGCAAGCTGACTGAGATGCCCGATGGTGTTTCTCTGAGTGAGGACCAGATGAAGACCACCATGAATGCTTATGCCGCTTATATGACCGAGGCTCTGGCAAGCGATGGCTACACTGTCACCGTTCGCTATGACGAGGACGGCAGCGTTCATTTCGACGGTACCAAGACTGCCGAGGATGGTTCTACCGTTGAAGTTCCCGACCTGTCCAAGTTCGACAATCTGAGCGCCGCGTTCGCATATCTGTACAACTGTGGTCAGGCTGATGCCGAGGGCAATCTGCTGGTGTCTACCTCTGTGTCTGCGGAGGAAGCGGCTGCATCCGAGGCTGAGAACGCTGCCGAATCCGAAGCCGTTGATGGTGAAGCTGCCGACAGCGAGGCTGAAAGCGCTGAGACTGATGGCGATGCCGCCGAGTCCACCGAGGAGGCTTCCTCTGAGGATACTGCCGAGGCTGATTCTGCTGCTGAGTCCGAGGCCCCTGCTGACGAAACCGCAGTAGGCTAAAAGACGCCTTGTGAGGCTGGCACATAAACTCGATTATTTTCTCAAAGTGCGATGCAGGATGTATAGACCTGCGGTTGGCGAGCAACGATAAAACCAGTCATCAGGGAAGCAAAACAGTGTTTAGGCACTGAATGCGGACCTCAAACCTTCAGATAGCCGCTCAGAAATGGGTGGCTATCTTTTTTTGTATTATACAAGTTGACCATTAAGGCAAAATGTGGTATAATATAGAAAAGAGGAGGAATGAAAATGCCGATTATTCTTTATTTAGGATTGACTTTACATCTTTGTACGAAGGGGCTTGGCTTCTTACACTTCATTGCTAATCTGCTGACTACCGTAACACTTCTTTTTATTTTTGTTTGTGTTATGAAAATGTCCTATAAGGCATATAAGAAGGGAGCTTCTCCGCTCATTTTCGCCTATGGTACCTATGGCGTGTATCCACTGGTATACGGTGTAGGCTCTATCATTCAGTGTGTTCCGTCTTGGCTTTGGGTATGGTATTTTATGAACCATGTTGAGTTGGGAACTGGATTCACGATGTTTCAGTTTGATTCTATTGCTTACACTCTTGCATTGTCTGCTTATTGCTGGTTCTTCTACAAGAAACTGGCAAAAGCGTTTGATAAGGATGAAGCATTTGCCAAGAAGCTGTTTTTTGCCTATCCGTTAGCATTAAAGGAACTTGCGTTTGGCGATAGTGAATATGTACTCAAATGTCGTTGTGAGCCCACACCTAAGTACATTCCGAAAGAGGAACGAGTAAACACGACTGTCAACGAAGACGTCGATGAAGATTGATATGTGATGGGGATGCCGAGCGGTGATAAGCCGCTCGGCTTTTTTCTTTGCTATTTGCTGCAAAGTAGATACAATAAAAGGAGAATTCGAAAGGAGGCGGCGTACAGGCAGACAAGCTGCTAAGACGCCCAAAAAAGCTATGAAAAATGTAATGAGAGTGCTTGCTTTTGTAAGTGCGCTGCTTTGTGTAGGATGTATTTCTACACAAGCGTTGACTTCTCTTGGTGATATTGATATTGATATCACTCGTGAGTTCAATTACAAGGACCAAGAAGAAGTCGATGCCAATCCTCTTCCGAAGGAAATTGAGGAGAACGGTAATACCTATGTCCTCGACGAAGACAGCGTAGATTATCAGCAAAGGGAACTCAATACCAAGTATCAAGAAACCGTAGAATATACGGATTTGACTGTAAAAGAAGTTCCTCAGACCTATACTGTAACGCTGGGCGGAGAACAGTATGAATTGCCGCTCGAAGATGTTCAGTACACGGAAGAGCAAGCCGATATTCCCACAGAAATGACAGTAGAGTATAAGGGCGAAGACAAGAAACCGAACGCCCCGCAAAACAAGACCTTCACTCTTGATGATGGTACGGAAGTTGAAGGCGTTCTGAAAGAGGTCAATGAAGTCGAGGACACCGATACATGGGTCGATTTCACGATTGATGGACAAGTCGTAATTCCGGAAGGTGCCACCGCATATGTCTATCTCGGAAAAGTCCACACATACAATCCCGCCACACCGCTTTGGGATGGTTATAAGAGCGATTTGATGTCTGCCATCGGTCTGAACAGTGATTCCTATAAAATCACAGGCGGTAAGTGGACAAGCGACCCAGTAGCAAGGGCAGAAGGCGGATTCTACCGCACACTGTCTATCTACGGTCAAAAGAATACCGGCAAGAGTTATGTAGCTGTATATGAAACCGCTGCACCTATCGAAATTAAGTATGTAGCCAGCGCAACCTATTCCATGTCGTTGCTCAGCATCGGTCTTGATGAATCGTTCGGTAACGCTTCTGAACTTACGATTTGCGCGATTGCGCACTATGTGTTGGAGCAGGTAGCTAACGCCAATTTCATTGTAGGCGCTGTATATCGAAACAGACTCATCATGCCCATCATGGCAGTAATCTTCGGAATTTCCGCAGGCGCATGCGGTTTTGTTGGGTTCTCTAAGGATAGTCGCAAAGAAGAAGATAGCGAAGGCAGCGAAGAAATCTAACAACACAGAAAAGCAGAAGGCGAGCGAGAAGTATCTTGCTCGCCTTTTTAATTGATTCTTTTGCTTATTTGTGGTATAATATAATATATCAATTGGAAAGACAGGGGGAATTCCATTTATGACATCGAACAGCAATACTGGAAGTGCGAGCGAACACGACATTTTTAGAACCTGTTATCAATGCCTACATCGCAAAGCTGGATGTCATTCCGTATGCGAAGGCTATTCGGCTCGTGTTGCCAAACAACAGGAGATATATAAAATGCGTTTGGCACAATGTGATGAATATGCATTCAAGAAAGAGGTCGCCAGCAAAGTGTCAAAGTATTGCAAATCCCATTGCAGATAAGAAAAGGAGTATACCATGTTTTTAGGAATCATCATTGTCGTATTGTTTGTTTTGTTCGCATTCACATGCTACAAAAAAGCGCCTCCCACAGCAGCCATCGTTGTGACTGGATTCGGCTTGAAAAAGCCCAAGGTCGTTTGCGGAAAGGGTACATTCGTCATCCCTGTGCTGCAGCGTGCAGATAAGTTGAATATGCGTCTTCTGAAAATTGATGTCAAAACCCCTGAGACAGGTGTCAAGACAAAAGAAGGCGTATCGCTCTGGATTGATTCTGTTGTAACGATTCAGGTATACAGCGATAATTCTACTGTTCTCGACTCTGAGGTTCAGGCATCTGGTGCAAAGGATGTCAAGGAATATATTACGGGTCGTCAGCAGTCGGCTATTTCGAACTTCCTTGGCATGGACGAAAAAGGCATCAATGACAAAGTAAATGATGTCTTGCAAGGCAACCTGCGCGAAATCGTTTCGGATATGACGGTTGACCAGATTCTCACAAATCGTAAACAAATGGCGCTGTCAGTAATCGAAAATGCCCGTCCTGACCTTGCAAAGATGGGCCTCGAAGTTGTGACCTTCAATGTGCAGGATGTAAAAGACGCCGTCGATGCGCAAGGTCACAATCACGGCGTCATTGAGGCTATTGGTATTGAGCAGGAAGAAGCCGTCAAGAAACGCGCAGAGATTGCTCGTGCCGAAGCCGCTCGTGATATTGCTCGCGCAAAGGCTGACGCTGAAATGGCAGCCAATGAAAAGGAAGTTGAAGCCCAGACTGCTATTGCACAGCGCAACAATGAATTGCAGCTGGCAAAGGCCAAATTGAAGGCCGAGGCTGACAAGGCTGCTGCTGATGCCAACGCTGCAGGACAGATTCAGACAAATCTTCGCGCCAAGGAAATCAAAGAAGCCGAAGCTGATGCGGAAATCGCAAAGCAGAAGAAGATGGTCGACCTTGCTGCACAGGAAGCCGAGGTTCAGCAGAGAAAACTGGATGCAGAGGTTCGCAAAGCTGCGGATGCCGAATTGTATAAACGCCAAAAAGAAGCAGAAGCAAAAAAATACGAAGCCGAACGCGCTGCTGAGGCTCAGAAATTTGCAAAGCAGCAGGAAGCCGAAGGTATTGCCCTTGTAGGTAAGGCAGAAGCTGAGGCTATCCGTCAGAAGGGTATTGCTGAAGCCGAAGCTATGAAGCAAAAGGCGGAGGCTTACAAGCAGTACAACGATGCCGCTGTCGCTGAAATGCTTATCAAGGTCCTGCCTGATATTGCTAAGAATGTGGCTCAGCCCTTGTCCGCAATCGATAAGGTATCTATCATCGGCGGCGATGCATCTGGCGTTTCCGGCGTGTCTGGGAATGTTCCCGTGCTGATGGCACAGACCATGCAGACCGTCAAGGAAGCTACCGGTATCGATATGGCCGATATCGTTCGTGCGAACAGTATCAATGCTAAGACTGACCGCAATATCAAAATTCACGGTTTGCCTGTAATCGAGAAGGCTGATGACAATACACATATCGAACCTGACGAAAACACAAGCGACATAAAATAATTTGCTCAAAAAAATATAACTTCAGCCGTCGTAAATGCGAAAACTAACATTTGCGACGGTTTTTGTCGTTGACTACCTTGTTTTAATGTGGTATAATATAGATATGTTCAAGATGAACAGGGAATATCGGTGATATTTCTATGGTGGAACAGCGCAGAAGAACATCTGTGCGATTTTTTACGCAGTTTTTTGATGTTGACTATATTAGAATAAATAGGCAATATCATACGAATCAACAAGCAAACACGGGGGACAGATTCAATGGTAGAAAAACGTTATGTAGCAAAGAAAAGAATTCCGGAGTATTGCCCTTTCGGGTCAGTTATGTCCCTGAAAGTAGAAAGTGAAAACGATGCGCCTGCATGTTTTGGTCGTGTCGTTGGCTATCAGTACGAGGGTTCTGACGAAGTCGTTTCAACGATTGAGGGCGACAATCTGAAAGCCAAGGGCGAGAGAATTATTGACCGTCTTATGTACGACGGCTATCTCGTCAAACATCAGACTGTCAAGAAGATTGACAATCTCGGCACCGTCAACGTTACACAGTACGGAATCATGTACGAGGCGGAGAGTGCGGCGCAGCACAAGGGAACTCCTACGCACGGAATTCCGTCACCGACAGCAGGGCAGTTCATCTGTACCTTTGAACTTCTGATGGTTACGGAAATCAACGGAGAGCTTTACGAGCGGTACATCACCATCCGTAAGAAAACGCCTCCGGTATTCCGGTTCACTACAACCGATTTCTTCTGCAACATGGGTAGTTATATTACCACGATGCTGTGCAGAGGAGAGAGCGGATTCAAAATGCTGGATACCGATGACAATCCGAATCGCTGCTCTGCTCAGTTCTATGATACCTTTGGCGAGAAGAAGAACATCATCTTCAATAGCACCAAAGACCTGCTTGCTACCATTGTTTCTGTAAGGCTTGTTGATGTAAAGCCATTCGAGGTTGCTGAAAGCAGCATCGCAGGATAAACAGAAACGGTGGTAGACCATGAGCAAAAAGAAATTCTACGTACTTCAAAGCGACGCAGATACTCTCCCCGCAGAGATGAAGGGAATTTATACAGGAGATGAGTTCCCTGAATATAAGGGTGCAGAAACAATCACCTTTAACAACAAGACTTACATCAACGGATTGGATTATCAAACCGTTAAGTCCGGAAAACATGTCCGAATCGAAGAATGCCCTATTTGTAATAGGCTTTCTATCATATATGCGCGGGGTGTATGCAAAGCCTGTGCGCAGCGAACATTGTACAGGCACAGAAGAGATAAGACCGGCGATGTCATGACAGAACGGAATATCCGCGAAGCAAACATTGCCTTCCGCAAGGGTTGGCCCGTGAATATCATTTGCGGGCTGGACGGGGTCAGGTATAACATCGACGATTATCCTTATTCGAAAAAAGAAGAAGCGAGAATTGTCGATGCTATTCTTGCAATCAGAGATACGACTGTTACAGATTATCTCTTGAAGCATTACAAAGACGGCATCAAGTATTCTGATATGGCTTATGCCGAAAACAAAAGTAAGCAGAATGCACATGGCTTTGGCAGAAGACGCCTTGCATATGTGCGGAACATTCTCAGAACCAAGGGGCTTTTAAAAGGCCCAAAAGCCACGAAATAAACATCATCAATCGTAAGGGGAAGATTGCCATGAACAGCGTAGAAACGAAAACAACGGATAAGACTTATGCAGTCAAGAATACTCACAAACAGGAATGGGAGACGCCTCAGGGGCTTTTCGATGACCTGAACAAGGAATACGGTTTCACTCTGGATGCGGCTGCATCGGACAAAAATCATAAATGCAAGAAATATTACACGGAGCGTGTCGATGGTCTCTTGCAGGACTGGAAAGGTGAAACAGTATTTTGCAATCCCCCGACAGGGCATAAGTCCTTTAAGTTGTGGGTGCGCAAGGCGTACGAGGAGTCAAGGAAAAAGAATACCACGGTCGTCATGCTTTTACCCGTTTCTACGGACTCTGACTGGTTCCAGAGATACATTTATGGACAGCAGGGAGTAAGGGTAAAGTTTCTGCCTGCCAGAATCAAGATGACGAACCCTTATCTGTTCATTGACTCTGAGAATCGGAAAGAGACTATCGGCAGTCGTCGTCCTTCTATGATTGTTGAGTTCACAAACAAAAAGCGTAAGTTCTCGATTATTTAAGCGAGGCAAACAGGCCATACCGCCATTTCTTATAGGAAATAGAGCGCATGGCCTTTTTGCCGTATTTAGAGTGAGGGTTAAATCATGTACGGAAAATTTGGCTGTGGCGTAACACATGAACAGGCTGTAGAGGAATTCAACGGAGGAAAAACGGTCGTTCAGATTGCCAGAAAGTATGGTATCACAACAAAGGAAGTAAAGACCATTCTTCGGGAAGGCGAAATCGAAAAGAAGAAAGAAGAGAAGAAAACCGTCAAAGCCCAACGCGGTGTTATTTGTAGTCGAGCGCATTGCGAGTGGGGCAATAACACATACGGTGTCTGTTGCCTTCCTTGTTGTATGAAAAACAAAGTTCATCGAACTTAAACTGCCGGTGAAGGAGTTGATAACTTGGTTACACAGAATGTGATTAACGGCTTTGTGATTCCTGATGATATTGCTGAAATCAGGGATTTCCCGCAAGAATTTAAAATCAGCACCGTTGATTTTGTGTATCAGCGGATTGCTTTTCTAATCGAGTGCTTCCCTTTGAGGAAGGAAATCATTGAACTGGCTCAGTCAGACAACGATTGCCAGAAGATGAAAAGGAAAATCCTTAAAGGCGAAAATGACCTTACCATCATTCTTGCAGGGAATGATGGATTGACAGATACGGCACTTGACATCCTTTCGTATCTGGTCATCAAAGCCGATAAGACGAATCCCACGCTGTACCAGATTGTAAAGAAAATCGACGGCGAATCGGATAAGCTATTCGAAAAGATGTTCCACGAGAATGATTTGAGTAAGAGAACCATTACGCGTGGATTTAAGGCTGCATTGGACATTTTTCAGGCAGCATCCGTGAAGGACGGAGACAGTATCAGGAAAATCGTCAAAGATTTTGATAACTCCTTCTCTGACAGCGGCACGGAAGCGATGATGGCCTTTGTGAAAGAAGCAGTGTCCGATATCTGGGATGTCGCCACACTCGGCGATATGATTTATGCGCTGCGATACGACAGTGACTGTAACAGCTGGGATATGCCGGAAATGGCGGATTTCTTTACGCAAGCCGTCAAGAATGGCGTTGCTCCAGCGCCTCCGTTAAATATGTCCAGTCGTCCGCGTATCGATATGTGTATGAGTTCTTTCCGGATTTCCACCAGTATCGGTGTCAATCATCATTCGCTTTATAAGTTCCCCATCACGGAGAAAATGAAAGAGCGAATTTGCGCAATTATGGCAATGAGCTGCACAGTAGACCCGAGAAAGATGGTACATAGAGCGTCTATCGACAGAGGAATTCGTGATGCTTATATTGCTCTTGTCTGGCAATATGTTGTTTCTTCTTTTGGAGAAAAGCAGCAAAAGAATGCAATTCTCGAAAAGAGCACTACAATCTATAACCAGAGAAAGCTGAGAAAACGCGAACTCGAAAACAAAAAATACGAGGAGCAGCTAAAGCAAAAGGCTTCCGAAGTCAAAAAGGAAGTGGCTGAGGCAAGCACAAACGCCAAACTGGAAAAGGTCAAAAAAGAACTTTACGATTTCAAGGCCACATCCATGAAACGAGAAACGGCTTTGCGCAAAAAGAACGATGATGCCGAGAGTAGAATCCATGAACTGGAAAAGCTGTTGGCGAACGCAGAGCGAAAGCTCATTCAGCTTCGGCCAGAAACTTCCGAGTTTGATGACTTTGATGATTCCGATGCAGGTATCTGTGAACAGGAAACAGAAGTCATAGACTATCATAAAGAGCTGAATCAGATGGCAAAGAACAAGAAAATTGTTTTCTGCGGTGGACAGCAGAACTTTGTCAACATGCTTCGTAATGCACAGCCGGACATCTCGTATGTTGACCAGTGTAATCTGGCTACCTGCGATGCGCTTATCGCAAACAGTGACATTGTTATTTTCCGTGTTACACAGATGAGTCATTCTTTGTACGGAAAGGCGAAGCAGATTTGTAAGGCTCGTGGTATTCGATTCGAGCATCTGCCCAATGTTACATCTATTCCTCTTACAGAGGAGTTAATCTATACACTCATCACGAAAAAGGAGGCAACCGGTAATGAGTAAGGAGTCTTATATCGCCGAGTCTGAGGCGTTGAATAAGCTGTTCAACAATATGACACAGCGCAAAGTTGATGCCGCAGAAAAGGAAAAACTCAAGAAGGAGGAGAATAAGGGGGAACAGGTGGAAGCAAAGAAGCCTCTGCAAGCAGCTCCCACGACATCTCGTCCGATTCACTCTGAGTATCTCGAAAAGAAAAAGAAAGAAGAAGAAGAAGCAAAGCGCATTGAGGAGGCTCGCCGCGCAAAGATGCGCAAGCAAATTGAAAAGGAAGAAGCCGAAAAGGCAGAGCAGGAACGTAAGCTTGCGGAAGAACGCAAGAAGCAGGAAGCTGAAAGGAAGAAGAAAGAGGAAGAACGTCTCGCAAATCTTTTCGGTGTCACCGCTAAGAAAGAGCCGAAACCGCAATCAAATCCCGTCGTCAAGCCTGCAACAAAGGATGAACCCGTAAAAGAAGAATCTCTTCCTGTAAAGGACGAATCCAAGAATGAGGCTACCGAGTCTAAAACGAAGGAAGCGCTCCATGTTTTTGAAACGGTTCTGAACAAAACGGAAGAAAACGAACAAGGGCCGAAAGATGCCGAACTGGAACAGAAGAAGGTTGCTCCGGTGATTGCAAAGCCTTCTGTTTCCGAACAGATTTCGGAACAGCCCAAGCCTCCTGTCATTCCGGTTAAGGATAAAAAGCCCGTGACGGATAAGACGGTTTCTGCACCGGAAATGAAGCCAGAGGCGAAACCCGTTCAGAAGCCTGTTTCACAGCCTGCACAGCGCACAGAATCTCCTCAGAAAGGGAATAGTGCAATCATGGCTCGTGGACAGTCCGGTATGCAGATGGAGAAGCCTAAGACAGACAAGCTTTCTATTACCGGCATTGTTCCGATGAAGAGCGACCGTGGTTCAAAATATGATTCCGCCATGAAGGCTTCGAATGCATTCCGTACGAATGTATTCCTCACTTGCGTTTACAACGACGAGACGCGTGAAGGCGCTTACGGTATCGTGGTAGATATGGGAGACAAGCGAATCATCCACGGTATGTGTGGACACACGAGCGATGAATGGGAGTACGGCTTTGCCGGAGCTATCGAGGCTATGCGTATCTGCACGGAAAACAACGTGAAGGAAATCATGTTTGTTGTGCTGGACCCGCTTTGCGAAATTCTACAGCAAAACGCCGATGGTCTTCGTTGGGGGTATTCGTACACCCGTTCTCAGTTTACGAAGGCTATCGACGTTTTGAAGAGGGAAGCTGCTATCGGTTTTATCCCGGAGCACGTTGAGAGCGAGTTTCAGGACCTTGCCGAGACAATCGCTAAGACGCTGGTTTTCCCGGTAAACGATTAACCGTTCCTGTCATTGGAAATACCCAGCAGCCAGTCAGACGAAACATGTAAGGCTTTTGCTAAATTACATAGCATCTGCGCTCGCGGCATCGTCTTTCCTGACTCCCATTTTTGGATGCAGCGATAGGAACAATTCGTGCTTGCCGCCAACTGTTCTTGGCTGTAATTGATTTCCATTCGTTGCTTTTTGATTCGCTTTCCTACCATGGTATCAAAGGTGGATGGCATAAATAACTCCTTTCTTTTTTGTTGTCTATGCGAACAAAAGTTCGTTGCTGGACAACTGCATGTGTGGTATCATGATAACAACAGGCAGTTGTATATTAGTTGTTCTTTCCGTTTTAACAACCGCTATACATCAGTCAGTGAGTCCCATTGTTATCTGGTAGACACTTATATTTTATCACGCAGAGTATCCCAAAATTCGTACTTTCAACTATATTGCGACTCGTTCGGAGGATTTTTTATGGAGATTATTGGAGTAGATACCGGAAACAAGGCAATGAAGACGCCTGGCTGTGAGCCGTTTCCCACTGGTCTTGTTCGTCACGGTACGACTGAACCGGCTATCAAGGGAGAGACGATGTGCTATATGGGGAAGTATTATTCTCTCAATGACAGCCGCACGCCTTATCAGCAGGATAAGACGAAGGATGATACTTACTTTTTGCTGACGCTGATTGCCGTAGCAAAGAACCTTATAAAGAAGTATCCCAATCAGAAATTCTACAAATACGATGTATGCCTCGCGATGGGCTTGCCCCCGCAGCATATGTCCCTGAAAGCGAAGTATGATGAGTATTTCGGCAAAAGCGGGAAACTCATCAATTTCATGTACAAAGATATCCCGTTTGAGATTACTGTCAAGCATGTCTTTGTCTATCCTCAGGGCTTTTCTATTACGGCAGCAAGCGAGATTCAGAAGGAAATCAAGCGCTATCCCCGTTCTTATGTCGTAGACATCGGCGGGTATACCACGGATGTGATTCGTTTCTCTGGTCGTGGCAACACTTATGCTCCGGACCTTTCTTTCTGCGAAAGCTATGACCGTGGAGTCATTGAACTCCTGAGCACTGTCGAGAGCGAGCTGCGTGTCCATTGTTCCTTGTCGGTCGATGACTACATGGCTGAGGCAATCCTTGCAGGGAACAACAACATGCTGGTCGATGAAAACGCCGTGAAAATTGCCAAGGAAACCGCAGACAATTATGCAACAGCATTGATTCGTACGATTTCCGAAAAAATCAAGGACGACTTCAAAACATCCTATTTCATCTTTATGGGCGGTGGTTCTGCTATGATGCGCGAAAGCATCGAGCGAGCCATTGACACCAAGAACCTTTTCTTCTTGACGGATGTAACCGCAAATGCAAAAGGATATGAAATCATGGCTCGTGCAAAGCTGACCATGAGCGGTGAAATTTAAGAGCACCGTTTTCGAAAGCGTGGTGAGCACTGAATGCCGCGTGGACGTCCCAAAAAGAATGAAACAGAAAAAGAGACCGTTGGCACGACGGTACGAACCACACTTGTTTTTGATTTAAGCAAAGACAATCATGTACTTGTATATGATTATCTGAACAGTTTGCAACGGGGCGGAAAAACCGATGCGGTTGTAAATGCTATAATCGACAAGGCTACAAAACAACATGAGATGCAAGAAGCGCAGTCCATCTTAAAAGAGGAACTGCAAAACACAATAGCAGAAGAAATCAGAAGCTGTATCCCTCAGATTGTAGATGCAGTGACAAGCAGCATTCAGAAAAACGGGATTGCGGTAGCTGCGCCAGCTTCAAATTACTCCCCCCAAAACATTACAGACACACAAACCATCAACACAACTTCCAAAATAGAAGAAGCACCGCCTCCTATTTCAGAAGAAGCGATGCTTGCATTACAGTTAGCCGACATGTTTGGTGGCTAATCATTTGTCGTGATTGGCTTTCTCTATTTTATCGAGACGCTTAATCTTATTCTCAGCGTTATCTAATCTGTTGCGGTACTGAACTTCATTGGGTAACGCTTCACCATCATTACCATAAAAGTATTTCTTTGCCTTTGAAAGTATTTGAGAACTTGTTTTTCTTAAATTCGGGTCAAGGTATTCGGCACCGACCAATGTTCTTGAAATATCATCCATTGCATCGGGGCCAAGAGAAATCAGAAAAGAAGCCAGTTCCAAAGAGTATAGGTCTGCCACTGTTTGCGGAGCAGACACGGAATCAGGAATTGACAAATTATAGCCAAACAGATAGCAAAACTGAACCACATAAGGAAATACTACAGTTCCAAAATTTGCATTTGGTTGCATGAATGTCTTGTTGTAAGCGGCAGTGCTGCTGTATCCCAACATTGCTGCAAATTCATCAGCGGTAAACCCATAACGGAGTCTCGTCCGTTCCATCAGAACATTCAGATATTTCACGGTATTCTCCGTGTCAACAAAGCAAGATTTTGCCTGTTCCATAAAGGTATCTACAATTTTTGCCCGTTCTTGCTTGGAAGCAGTGTTCATTTTACTTCCCATCAAGAAAGCATTGAAGATATTCTCTACCGATTCGTGGTTGTTGTTGATATTGTTACTCATAATTTCCCTCCTGCTTGGTTTAACAGACAAGTTTATATAATTACCGAAAACAACAATCTTTGTAACCGGTAATATAAATTATACCTTTACTGCACTTATATAATACCACAAAAACGCGAAAAAGTCAATTACTGTACATTAGGGGGAGCGATTTATGGCCGCTATTATTTATCTTGATATCGTCAAAACGCCGGAACTGAATGGGGAGGTGTGCGTTCACAGTTTTGTCGTAAATCCTTCCGCCAAGTCGGATAGACAGAAGGATACTTATTTTATGGCTACTCCAATTGGTTATACAAGGCTGAAATTGGCAGAGCTCTGCCGCATTATCGAGAACATCGGTTTGCCAACAGGGTCTCAGATTGTCGTATTCAGCAGCGATAATGCGATTGCGCGTACTGGTGCTTCTTTTGGCGTAGAGGACGGCGATACTGAGCCCAGTCATAACAAAGACCTTTGGGCACGACTCAAATATGCCTGTAGCGCAAAGAAGTACAAGGTCATGTTCCATTATAGTGGCCTTTTGTCCGAAACCGTACATGATAACACGCATATTCATATTGAAACGAATCTTGCGAAAGGAGGGAAGGCAAATTGTCCGAAGCATTGAATAAAGCCCAAGAACAGCAGCTTTACGCATTGCTCGATGCTATTATGCAGGACAACATTGTTCTGCGTAGAAGTTTTGGCGGAGACATCCCCAATTCTTATGTGCTGACAAAGTGCGTAAACCGTGTTGTGGAAGAGCGGCCGGAACTGAAAGAAGCGGCTGTTCTGATGATATTGTATCCGGCACTCAAATGGATGATGCAGGCACAAGACCTTGATGTCATGATGCAGAACTGTGAAAACGTTCACGACGATGAGATGTGCGATGTCGAAGCCATTTCCCGTCTGCGCCGTATTCAGAGCTGGCTGGCTCCGAACATTGAGGAAGAGTCTTTGCATTTCAGGAAACGCAAAGAATACTTTGAAAGTTGTCAGATGCTTCTTGACGCCATTGAGGAGTCGCGGTTAGAACTCTTGTACGAAGTCGATTATTGTTCCAGCATGCGGGAGGTGTTTGATTGCTTTTTGAATCCTGCCGTTCTTCCGAAGAATGGACGCATCAAAATCATGAAGTATTGCGAGCGGTGCATTGAATCCGTTTACAATACAGCAGGTAGTGTTATCAAGGAATATTATAAAATCCTGATGACAAGCAGTGATGTGGACGGGGTAGAAGAAGCAAGCCTTTATCATAATGTTCCGCTGCTCCTTACGGAATACACGCGTATTCTGTATCGTGCCTCACGGTCAAAGGACCCCGCCATGAAGCTGCTTGGGTCTTCTTCGTACGAAGATTTGAGTAAAATCAAAGTTTCTGATAAAAACAGAAGCGATGCCTATCTCATTGTGGAGTATGTGAAACTCATACGAGGGGCTGTCGAAATCATGAAACAGTTTCCGCTTGGTCAACGTTATTATGACGTTATCCTTGCAATGATTGAGGGGAAAAAGTACAACTGGACAGATGAGCAGATTGCCGGGCATCTTGGTGTTACGGCAGGAACATTCTCTACCAGAAAAGGACATGCCATTGGTGTGTTCGGATGCTTATTGTTTGGCTGTGACGCGAACGGGCTGCTGAATTGCCTGATTGACGCTCGCGTTTAAATAAGAGGTACAGATTATGGCTCGGAATCATTGTACTTCTGAAAACAGCAACCATACAGAAACCCAAAAACAAAGTACAACTCCTAAAACCATAACGTACGAACGCAAATGCAAGGAATGCGGCAGGATTTTTTATTCTACCGCCAAAAATACTCAATATTGCAAGTCCTGCAGTACCCTAAGAAGAGAAACTCAGGTAAAGAAGAACACAGAAACGAGGCGAATGAAGATAGGACAGACAAGAAATAAAATCACTACGGGACATGCTTACAATCTGGACGGGAAAAGGGTTGTAATCCCGAATGATTATATGCTGAATGCTGTCAGCATATTCGCCAGTTATCTCGGTGTTTCATACGGAAAATTCGATTCATGGAAAAAAAAAAATATGGACGAATACCTTGAATGGGAACGTCAGATGCTCATTGATTATGTTGAGCAGAGTAAAAAGTGCAAGATGTGCGGCCCGAGAGCTCCTTCGCGCAAGGTGTTCGAAAAGTACAAGAGATAAGGGATGTGATAAACATGAACGAACATTATGTTATCGGTCAGGTACGCGCCATGTATGAAGGCAAGGAACGTGTTTTCGATGTCTATGATGATGGTACGGTAATTCTGCCTAACGGGGAACAGATGACGCTTGACGATTCCGTTGTGGAAACGCTTCGCGCCGAATACAACAACGCAAAGTCTGCCAACAACAATGGCGCAAAAGGGCTGAATGTGAATGTCGGCCATAGAGAGACCAAAGCTTACGAAGTGCTTACAAAGACAAGCGATACACTGGATGAAGCAAACCAGACGCTTAAAGATACTAAGCATGCCAGTAAGGAAATCCTAGAACAGGCACAAATCATCAAAAACAATAACAAGCGTAATATCGGTATCGCAATGTTCATTGTTGCCGTTGTCGCCATCGCTATTGGCTTCTTCGTATACACAAACTGGGTCCAAATCAGTGGACAGCTTACCGGAGAATATAAAGTTGCTGTCGTAAATGTGGATATTCCTTCCGGGGATACCATCGAGGATTCAGAACTCAGCTATAAGACTTTGAGTGTCAACGAATACGAATCCTTATGCGGTTCGCATTTTGTAGATGGCGATGGGAAGATGCAGCAGGATACCCCCGTGTTCTTTGTGGATAGAACAGGTTCCATCGTAAACAAGTTTGCGACCTCTGATATGAAGGCCGGAGATATTGTTATGACGTCTTCTATATCTGCACAAAAAGCGTCACAGGATATGTATGTGGTTGAGACCGAAGATAAGGATGGAAATCGTCAGAAGCAAACAATAGATGGCGCATTGCTTGCGGGGGATACGACCATTCAATATATCGCACGGGTAACTACTTCGTCCGGGGCGTCTTACGATGTCGTTTTGTCCAGTATTAAACTACGCGACAAGACAATCGAGGATGTTTTGAATGAGCAGGGTGCAAGCATTTTACAGTCTGCCAGTACGACAAACAGCGCAGATAAAGATTCTAACGTAGAAGGCGGTGAATAAAATGTCTAAGATTTATCATCCGGATTGCAAATCTCTTATCACATCTATGTATGTGAAGAATGGGCTTATCGCTATTCTGTTCTTGATTGCTTCTATTTTCGGTGTTGTTGTAATGCGGGAGTGGAAGATTCTTCTTATCGGCTTGATGTGCGCTGCTTATTTTATTTTTCAAATTTATGAGATTCATAATGATGAAAAAAATGAACGGTATAAGACTGTCAAGGGAATTGTTGTATCCGATGAGTCCAGCAAAAATATGATTCGCCAGCAAATTTCAACCTATCGAATCATCCCTGTCAATGAGGACGGAGAGTTTATCGACAAAAACGGAAAATACGATTTTTTCCTCAGCGTCAACGAATCAAAGAAAAACGTTAAAAACTCTTTCTTCGTTGGTGCTATGTATGACTTTATTTTTAAATCAAATGAGGATGGCGTAACTGCGTTTAATGACAGAAATCTCGTAACCTGCAGTCGTGTAACGACAGCCGTCAAAAACGATGATACTATTGTCCCCGCTGATACGCAGAAATCAGTACCTTCTATGAGTCCGTTGGAAGCGTACGATAAAGTCAAACAAGAAGCTGAAAAAGAAGTTATTGAACAAAAAAAGAAACACACAAAAGAAAATCTTGTCTTTTTGGACGGATTTGGCGAAGGCGGTGATTCAAAGTGAATAGCTTTGTATCATTCGTCTTGCTGATGCTCGTTCCGTATATTTTTTCTTTAAGCATTATCACCATAAATGTTAAGTACCTTACATTGCTTATTATTGCTGCGTATTGCATGGTAAACACGTGGTATTCTGAAAACTCCTTTACTTTTATGGGAAGGCGTGTTCATAAGCGCGGTATATTGGTGCGCGGTATTGTGCAGAACGTATGGCGCGGTGAAGATGATACCTATGTAGTAGATATCGCCGCAAAAGATTCTGACGGCATCGAAACGATTATTGTTCCTGCGCGGTCTGTTGGAAATGAATTCTTACGTGCATTCTTGGCATCACAGAAGAATGGTGAGTATTTTGATATTGCTGTAATTCAGTACACAGACAGCTTAGGAGAAAAGACTTACGAGATACCTTGTGATTGGGCAACAAACGGCTTGTCAAGTGGTTTGTCTTATCACCCGCAGAAGGGGAGAGACAGTTTTATGCAAAACCGAAAAGACCAAGGAGATAAAACAGTATTTATTATGCGCGGTATCTGCGAGCTGCTGATTCCGGTGTCGTTTATCTGTTTTATTTTTGATGCAGGACTTGCTATTGTTTTACTGGTTGCTTCTCTGTGCGGTATTGTATGCTTTGTGCCGAGCCGCAAGTTGTCAAACCACAAATTTTGTGGTATAATATTAGTAGAAAGAACGATTACTACTATTGAGAAGTGGTGGAATTCGAAATCTGACATGAATGTGCCTGCTGAGATAAAGGAAAGCGAAAATACCGCATCAGCAGAAAAAGAAAAGAAAGAAAAAACTGAGGCGATTCGCCGTGCAGTACAAAAGGCGGAGTCCGAAGAAAAGAAGTCTGAGGCCGTTGTAGCAATCGATGGCCTTTTGCAGAAGGGAACTGCCAAGGTTCCAATAAAGGAAGAATCTGTAGTGCAAGAAGAACAAGGCTCAAACGCACAAGAGTCTTCTGCTTTGGAATCAAAACAATCCGACAAAGATGATTTATCAAAAAACAAAAAGGTTCAGGAACCCGCCACAGAAACAAACAAGGATAAGGCTTCAGCGGATGCGGTTGCTGATTCAAACACAGCAAGTGCAAAAACAAGCGAGGGTGGTTCCAATGAACCTGTAAAGTCAAAAAGAACTTCCAAAAAACGCCAAACAACCAAGAAAAGAGAAAAGAAACCAGCGTCCTCAAATTCTCAGTTGACATTTGATTTGCTTTCAGATGTTGCAAAAGAGGATGCACAAATCACCAATCCATCGGATAAGGTTCAGAATGAAAAAGATGACGATTCCTCTGACGAAATCGAAAAAGTGGAGGATACCGACATCGAGGTCATTGAACCGCCGAAAGAACATGTAAATCGATTCGGGGACTCTTTGATAAAGAAGAAACCCGATGATAACATCGTGGCAGAATATTGATTCTGTCACTCCTTCCAAAGGAGGAGCCTGTATGCCGAAGAAGTCTAATGCAGAAAAAGTATGGTCCAATAAACTTCCTAAGATACTCAAGCCTGTCGGCTGTTCGTTTTCTGATGATGAATGGAACGACTTTTCCAGCTTTTTTCCTGTAAACGGATGGGATGCGTATCCTCCTGAACCCGATAAGACCGGCGAAATCATAAAAAAACTATTAGAGAACAAGGCTAATAAGTACAAGAATATTGTTTCTCAAAATAAATGCCTTTTGTGCGGTGAAGTCACAGATGGTCTCTCTTCTCACTACCGCAAAGATTTAGGCTTATGCGTTGCCTGCTGCCAAAGCGTGTTCTATGTGCGCCGCTGTAAGCGCAACCGCCTTGTAATAGACCCGGAAAACGGAAAAGAAATAAAGGAATGGGACAGAGATAAGACGCATGCAAAATGCGCCGTCTGCGGGAATGAAGGCATTTCTAATGTCGCGCTTTGCTTATGCAAGAAATGTTCTTCTCGCGCATCGAATCAACGTATCAGAAAAACTGTAGCAGATATCAAACCGGAAGAACTCGGTGTAAAGTATGTTACGAAACGCTATCAGGATTACGCTAAAGAGATGTTCCCCGATAGTCTGAAAAACACTTCGGAAATAAAACTTGTACGACAAGATATGGGATACGGTATTCGTTGACATTCTCCCCACGGCTAAAGCAGGGGGATTCCTGCATCAACCACCACTGCACAGCAACCGAAGCTGTTGCGTCTTACACGATGTCAGACAGGCGTTACTTCCCGTGTGTCCCACGGTACGGTATGTATTAGTTTAAGCGGACTTTTCAAGCCCTTTACGCAAAATGTTAATGGCAGCGTTCTTGTCTCTGTCATGAACCGTGTGACAAGACGGGCATTCCCATTTTCGGATGCTGAGATTCTTAACAGCCACATTCTTATGACCGCAGCAACTGCATGTTTGGCTGCTTGGATAGAATGTAGGTACACGAATTACTGTACAACCGAACCAATAGGCTTTGTACTCCAGCATGTTAAAGAAAGACGACCACGAAACACTGGAAATAGCTCTTGCAAGTTTATGATTGCGAAGCATTCCCTTTACATTAAGGTCTTCGATGCAGATAGTTTGATTTTCACGCACCAGCATAGTAGACTGTTTTTGAAGGAAATCGTTTCGTTGATTAGCTATCTTTTCGTGGGTGGCAGCGACTCTTATGCGCTGCTTTTCACGATTATGTGAGCCTTTCTGTTTGCGAGCCAAACGCCGTTGTTCGCGAGCAAGTTTTTTGGCTTTCTTCTCCAAGTATTTGGGGTTATTAACCACAGTACCGTTACTATCGGAATAGAATTCTTTGAGTCCAACATCAATGCCTACTACACAACCGTTGTTTGGCATAGGCTGAGGGTCATATTCCACATTAAGAACTACAAAATATTTGCCGGTGGTTGTACGCACTACTGTTGCGTTGTGAATTGCACCAATCTCCATAGACTGATGAACTTTTACCCAACCAATTTTCGGTAAGCGAATACGCTTATTAGAAATACGGATACCGTTACCAATGTTAAGCGTATGATACGACTGCTTAGAGCTTTTCTTATTCTTAAATTTTGGATGTGCAGCCCTATGCTCAAAAAAGTTTGTGTATCCGGTATCAAGGTTTCGCAGCGCTTGCTGCAAAGCAATGGAATCCACCTCTTTGAGAAACGCGTAGTTCACATCCTGCTTGAGCGCTGTCAGCATAGCAGAAGTTTGCTTGTAGCCGCACTTTTCCCCACCTTTGAAAGCGTCCTCCCGCATGGCAAGACCTTTATTGTAAATGAGTCTGCTGCAACCGAGAGTGCGGTCAATCAGATTGCGCTGCTCCCGGTTTGGGTAGATTCTAAATTTTACACCCTTTTGAAATGTCATCCCATTTTATCCTTTTGCCGTTGAGAAATTTTTTGATTTATTATATCACAGCTCGCCATTCAATACTTGTGCAATTTGTAAACATTACAACTTAAGTTTCACTGCGCCTTATATTCCCATAGCTAAAACAAGGGGTTTTACGGCGCAATCTGATAAGACACTTCTGATATTTTACATGCCCTGCTTTGGCAGGGCATTTTTTTATTCGCAATTTGTATTGACCACATTATATTTATGTGGTATAATATAAATATTCCAAGCGAAACATTGCTTTTTAGTCAAAGGAGAAATTTATGAAGAAGAACATTCTGTCCGTTATTGGTGCCGCCACCGTTGCAGCCGTTGCCCTGAAACTCACGACCAAGTATGTGAAGAACGAGGTCATCAAAGAGTTGGAGGATGACGGTTATCTTTATGATGACGACGATTGTGATGACTGTGATGAGTGCTGCGGTTGTGATGAGCGCATCGATGATATTCATCACGCGCCCGTGGCTGCCGTTCATGTCATCCGCGTAGAACGCAAGCATGATGAGACGAAAAAGGATACTGATAAGGCAACCGAGGCGAATCCTGATGCCGATAAGGATGAATCCGGCAAGGTGGATTCCGATAGCGCGTCCGAGGTCACTAAGGCCAAGGATGAATCCGCAGAGAAGCCTGTTGAAGAAAAGGCGGCGGAGGAAAAGAAGAATGAGCCTGATATCGTTGTTCCTGTAAAACAGCCCGCCAAGAAAGATGATGACAAGTCCGACTTGAACGTCCACGTTGATGAAATTATCGATTCTTTTTCTGGTCCCAACGCCTAATCAATCATTATTTTAATTTTTTTACCATAAAGGAGACTTAAACCATGAAAGATGCAGCAAAGAAATTCCGCAAGACCTGTGAGAAGTGCAACAAGCCGTTCAGCACCGCCAATGAGAGCGAGGTGCTGTGCCGCGAGTGTCGTATGCGTGACGATTTCGCAAAGCGCCGCGCAGAGGATGAAGCTCGCAAGGAAGCTGATGCAAAGAGCAATGAGGTGTTTGAGACCCGCAAGTGCGTTGACTGCGGTCATGAATTCGACATCACCAATCGTGACCGCGATTTCTTCGAGAGCCACGGTTATTCTCTGCCGAACCGCTGCCCGGAATGCCGCAAGATTCATCGCGACTTCGTGAAGCGTGGGCTGGATAACATCGGTCTGGAAGACGCCTGCGCAGATTGCGGTCAGAAGCTGCAGTTTACCAATCGCGAGCTGTACTGGTATGTCGTCCATGACTACAAGCTCCCCACCCGCTGCAAGGCTTGCCGTGAAAAGCGCAATGAGCACTTCGCAAAAATCGCAGCAAAGAAAGTGACTGCTGATGGAGTCAAGGATGCGGTTATTGAAGCGCCCATCAATGAGTCGGTCGCAGAAGATGCCAACGTCCCCGCAATCACCGGGGATATCACTTCTCCCGCAGAGACTGTCACGGAAACTCCGGTAGAGGCCGTTGCCGAGACCGCCTCCAATACGACTCCTGACGCCAACGGCGCATCCGCTTAATGTCGTCTTTGCACAGTTTCTGTATCGAGCTTCTAATCGTATACGGATTCTGTATTGCAACATGGGCTTTGTTTCGAACTTTGTTTGTGCTTAATCGCAACAAAATCAAGAAAAACCATGTTGATGGGGATTGCGACAGTAACAAAAAAGATGCTGCCGCAACAAATGTATTCGACGAAGGTATCGACAAACTCGATTGGTTCATGTGGCTTGCAACGAAGTTGGCCGTTGTAGCCTTTCTGATGCGAATCATCGTTGCTTTCTTTGCTCGATAATCTCAGTCGCGGAAGGAGTAAGCATTGGACAACATTAAAAATCCGGCGAAAAAGCCGAAACTCAAAAAGTCTTATTCGAACAGCACCATCTTCCAGAAGCTGATGGTGGATGATGTTCGCAACAAGATTCTCTTCACCATCCTTTGTCTTCTGATTTATCGTCTGGGTTGCGGTATTACGATTCCGTTCGTAAACACCGCTGCGCTTCAGACTATGTTCGGAAGCACCTCTGTACTGGATTATTACAATCTGGTTTCCGGTGGCGCACTTTCTCAGTGTGCGGTATTTGCGATTGGCGTATCTGCATACATCAACGCAAGCATCATCATCCAGCTTTTGACTGTTGCGATTCCGAAACTGGAAGAAATCAGCAAGGACATCGGCGGGCAGAAGCAAATCAATAAAATCACGCAGTATGTTGGTTGTGGTTTGGCGGCTGTAACAGCTATCGGGTACTTCTTTATTATGAAGAACTACGGTGCGATGAAATACACTTCCGGCATTTCGCAGGTCGTGGAAGCCATTACTGTTATTGCCATTCTGACTGCTGGTTCTCAAATCGTCATCTGGCTTGGATGGCTGATTGACGAAAAAGGTATTGGCAACGGTATTTCCCTTATCATCTTTACCGGTATCATTTCCAGATGGGATGCTGTCATCTCGTTGTTCCAGAACTCTATTGCAATGGGCAAAGAAAATGGATGGTGGTATTATCTGATGATTCCCGGCGTCATCCTCTTTGTTTTGGCGGCCACCTTCTATGTCGTTTTCGCAAGCGATGCAGAGCGCCGCGTTCCTGTTCAGTATGCCGGTAAAAATGTAGGGAACAAAGCATCCGCTGGTCAGTCCAGTTATATCCCCATCAAACTGATTATGTCGGGTGTTATGCCTATTATTTTCTCGTCCACCATTTGCAGTATGCCGTCTCTCGTGACGATGTTCCTCGATTACAACAAGCACCCCAGCCTGTATATGGCGCTGGCATCTTGGAATTCACGGAATTGGATTTATGATGTTGCGTATGTAGCCCTGATTTTCGCATTCAACTTATTCTACATCGACATCACATTCGACCCCATCGAAATGGCAAACAACCTGCGCAAGAACGGCGGCAGTATCCCCGGTATTCGAGCAGGCAAAGCTACCAGTGATTATTTGCGCAATGCTTGCCATTCTCTCGCCGGTTCGGGAGCATTTGTTCTTTCGGTTATTGCATGTGTGCCTATCTTGGCAACTGCGGTTACAGGTCTGAATATGCACTTTGGCGGTACCAGTCTGTTGATTGTCACAGGTGTTACGCTTGAAGTTATCGATTCTCTTAACAGCCATTTGGTGGTTCGCCATCACAAAGGTTTCTTGAATTGACGGGAGGGCAACACAATGGCAATTTATGAAATCATTCTGTGCATCTTGATTCTGCTGGTTTCTGTTCTGGTTTGTGCGGTTACGCTTTCCATGGATAAGGCTGACAAGAACAGTCTTAGTGTTATCACCGGAATCAGTGATACAATGCGCTCGAGTGCTAAAGACAGCACGAAAACGTCCGCAAATAAACTGGTTGCTGTATGTACAGCTATTCTGCTTGTTATCGCAATCATCATGTTCGTAGTAACCGGAGTAGGAGGTGCGGCATGAAAAAGAAACTGAAAAAGATTGGAATGGCTATCGTGAATTTCGTGAAGGCAATTCCTTCTTTCATCAAGAGCACGCCCAAGAAACTGCACAATCTGGTTGCACCCAAAAATGTGACTTGGCCGAGTATGCGCAATACGTTCCGTCGAACCGGAGCAGTTCTTGCTGTGAGCGCTGTGTCTGCCGTTATCATTGGTATCATGGATGCAGCTTATGCCCTGCTGCTTCATGTCCCGTTCCTGTTCGTTTAAAATACTGCCCCGGTAGGCAACCTGTCTGCCGGGGTCTTTTTATAAAGGAGATTTTCATGAAGAAAAACGCAAAAATGATTCTGGCGGTCATCAGTGCTGCATGTATTGCATTGACCGCGTGTGGCAAAAACGTGACCGATGCAAGTACATCTGAAACTGCGGAAACAGCTACCTCTGAAACGGCTTCCGCTGTTGAGTATGACCTCGGTCTTGATGATGACGGGTATTTTCGTGATGTGACCGCGTCCAAATACATAAAGATGCCCAAGAATTATAAGGAATATACGGTCAGCAAAGATGTATACGCTGTTACGGACGAGGAGATTCAAAGTGAGTTGGATTATTTTCAGTCCAATTACAAGCTGACAACAGAGGTAACAGACCGCGCCGCACAGGAAGGCGATGTTGTGAACATTGACTATGAGGGTACGGTTGATGGTGTTGCTTTTACCGGTGGAACAACAGAAGACTACGATTTGGAACTCGGTTCCAATACCTTTATTGACGGATTTGAAGAGCAAATCGTCGGGCATAACACGGGGGATTCGTTTGATGTTACGGTAACATTCCCTGATGGATATAGCAGTACAACAGATAGAACTACAGGCGAGCAGACTATCGAACTCGCCAACAAGGAAGCTGTTTTCCATGTAACGCTTAATAAAATTTCTCAATATAGCATGACAGATGCTGATGTTGCCGGTATCATGAGTGGCTACAAGCTGCAAGACGGCACTGCTGTAACTACAGTAGCTCTGCTTCGTGAATATGTTGAAGAGAATCTTCGGATGAATAAGATTCAGAATGAGATTGAACAGTATTTCATTGACAATGTAAAACTCAAAAAGGATACGACAGACCTTGTCAACCTGAGTCTTGAAACCAACTTGAAGTATGTCGAAAACGAAGCAACTGCCTACAATATGGACTTGGAGACATTCGTTCAGACATACAGCAATTATAAGACCTCGGAGGAGTATTCAGAAAGTCTTCGTAGTCAGACGGAAGAAAATGTTTTACTGAGCCTTGTTGCGCAGTATCTGGCAGAGGAACAGGACTATAAACCGTCTGTCGATGAAGTGAAAGCTTATATTGGCAGTAACTACGATAACGCCGTTGATACCTATGGAGCAGGTCCTTTGGCACAGGAGTGTATGTATAACAAGATTATGGGCAACTACTGCATTGATGTGTACGAGCGGTCTGCCGCAGCTGAGTAAGGTGATGTATTATGGCAAAAACACCTATTATTCCACCACTGCCCAAAGAAGAACATTTCGAGCAGGAACTTGGTGCGTACAATTACATTCCAAATGATGAGGATGATGGAACTGGTGAAAACTTCCCTCATCAAAAGGCAAGCCATGACGAGGATGACAATGAATCGATGGATGCGATGGACGTGTCAGAGGGCAAAGAGAAACGGCGATTTTCCATCTGGACAGTTTTGTTGGTCGTAATTTGCATCGTTCTTATTGCCATGATTGGCTATATTGGATGGAAGGCGTATGATTACTATCATATTCCTGCATATGAAACAGGAGACATCTCCGACGATGTAGAAGAACCCGTTTCTACCCCCTCGATTCTTATCCCGTCTTCTAATTCAAGTGAGAGTGATTCAGAACCGGAACCGGCACCAAAGCCAGCGTATTCCAAGAACACCGTTGGTTACTTAACTGTTCCCGGCGTTGATGTTACAGATGAGCCCATTTTGCAGCATCCCACAGACGATGATTATTACCTGACTCACAATGAGTTCGATAGGGAAAGTATCTGGGGCGCTTATTTTGTTCCCTCCGAATGGAATGTCAGCAATGTTGACGATATGTACAGAGTAACTGTTATTTTTGGACATAGCAACGGAAACAGTATGCACAAGAAATTCAGTGTTTTGAAATACTTCCGCGATGTCAACTTTGCAAAAGAACATCGGTATATTTATCTTACTTTGGGTGAACGACAGACACGATGGAAAATCTTTGCTGTTGCCGATTATCCTATTGACCCAAGTTATACCATTGCGAATCCGGATGATTCGTATTTCCTGACAGAGATTGCAAGTATGAAAGCTTACTCTTACAATCAGTACGCCACAGAAGTTGGATTGAATGATAAGGTTTTGATTTTGTCCACCTGTTCAGGCAGTGATAATTACGATACTCGTTTTATTGTATGTGCAAAACTTGACGAAGTCTTCTGAAAAAGCTCTTGCATTATGCTGCGAAGTTAATATAATTGAGACATAACATAAATCAAATGATTTAACTGTATTATTGCAATCGGCAACTGAGCCGCCAGTGGATTGTCCCATTGGCGGCTTTTTGCTGTTTATATAGATGTCCGAACATTAACCTAATTTAAAACATGGAGGTATTCGCTATGTTAAGCTTCTTTGACGCTGTTGCATCTGTTGCTGCTTTGGTTTGGGCTCTCGCTGTGGGGGCTTGTATCTTCCTTGCCATCGATTGGGATGGTTTATTTGAGGCTAAATACATCAAAGTTTTTCTCGTTGTCGCCATCATTGCGCAAGCCACGCTGTTCATCATCAAAAAAATTGGTGCTGTTCTGTATTGCGGTATGTTCGCCAGTCTTACAATTTCAGTTCTTGGAATGATTGAGAATTTGTATTTGTACGCATATTTGGCGATTATGATTGCAGCTATGTTTGGCATGACAAAGCGCTATCACAGATAATGCGATTCGATGTCCATAAACCCGTAAACCATCAGTAATTTTGGAGGTAACTGATATGAGTAACTTTTTTGACACAGCAACCCTTATTTTCGCTTTTGTTTGGGTCATCTGCATGGGAGCCAGCTTCATTGCTGTTCTTGACTGGGACGGAATCATTGAGGCCAAGCGTCTCAAGCTTCTTGTTCCTGCGGCAGTCGTTGCCCAGATGTTGATGTTTTTGGTCGATAAACTTGGTGCCGCTTTTTATTGTGGTGCTTTTTCGAGCTTTACCATCGTGATTCTGAACATGATTGAAAAGGGATACACTTACATCTACCTTGCATTGGCGCTTGCGGCTATGTTCGGTATGATGCAGCGCTATCACAGAGATTAAAACGATTTACAACTAAATCGCCCACATGAAAGGAAAGGTAAAAAATGGAAAAGATTCTCAATGTAAAAATTCACAATCAGACCGAGGAAGTCGCCAGTAAGGCAAAGAACGAGGCTCGCAACACTGCCAAGAATCCCCACATGGCAATGTTCGTCTTGTTTGCCGTCCTGTTCAACATTCTGGCGTTCGTCGTTCCCGCCAACGCAAATGACCTGTGGGGTTCTCGCATGAGTGCCTATAAGGTCGGCTGCGGCATCGGGTGTGCTGTTTTGGCGTGGTGTCTGCTGCATCTGCGCGACATTATTCGTGAGCCAAGTCTTATCGGGGCTTATCAGATGTCCTACGATAAGCAGCGCACATTTAAAAAGCGCGGCATTATTGCAAGTATTGGTACTGTTCTGAATAGTGTTGTGTATGCGGCACTTACGGTAACGATTGCTTCGCTGCCAACGCTTGGCGCTCTCGCAGTCAGTTCTATTTATTGCAAGAGTTTTGCAGGATTTGAGACGCTTGATGTTGGTATCATGATTAGCGGCATCATTCTTTATCTTGGCGCAATGCTTCTTAATCGTTTCGGCCGAACGATTGATGCTTTCGTTGAGAAGAAGAAGTCTCCGAAAATTCCTTCGGATAACAAAGAATAAATAACACTAAGGCGCTTCCCCGTAATACGGGAGGCGCTTTTTATTGTATGCTGCGCTTGCAAATTGCTGCAAAGTTAATAATATATAGTTATCCGATAAATAAAATCACACAATGCATCGCACCAGAGTTTTATGGGCGTGCGTGATTGAATTATCGCCAATCACAATGTACTAAAGGTAGCTATTTTTGAAAAAATAGCTGCCTTTTTTATTTAGAAAAATAATATATTACGGAGGATATGTGAATATGAAAACTTTTAATGAGTATATCGCGGAGACTACTGCTCCTATCATCATGGATGTTGTGCGTATGCAGAAGTACGAAAAGCGCATTCGTTCTGCACGCATCGAAAAGAGAAAGCGTACCATGCGCAGCGACAAGAGCATTTCTATTGTTAAGAACACGCTGAAAAAGCGTGGCTACTACAGTGAGAAGACCAAGGGTGTTCCTGCGCGTTCTATCAACAGCGATGTCGAAAAGTATTCCGAGGTGGCATGATAGGAGGACACTATGAGTTACGAGACTGTGATGACGGCAGCAAAAATCATTGCCACTGCGCATCCTATCGCACGAGGGGTTTGTAAGTGCGATACGCCTGCAGACGTATCTTTCAAAGATGTTGCCAGTACGCTTCTCGATTCCGGATGGGAAAGCGTTCTTATTGCCGATAAAAATTTGCTGATTGCGAACACGGACGCGGCACGCGCTGACTATATGAAGGCGCACCCGAACAGTAAGTTTACAATTTACCGGCAGTGTATCGACAAGCACGGAATCCCCAGAAAAGTCACCGAAGTGTGGGGGTGAAATGTGTGAGCTGCACTCGAACCGTTTGGCTAATAGATACCGAGAATGTCCAAAAGAAATGGCTAAATGTAGTGCATTTTAAAACCAAAAAGGACAAGCTGATTATCTTCATCGGTCCGGAAGCCACATACATGTCACTTAAAGAATTGCAGGTTTTTCTGGCAAAGTACCCAGTCAACCAAGTAGAGTTTTGCGTCTCTAATGCAGGGAAAAACAGCATGGATTTCCACGTTGTTGCTAAACTTGGTAGTCTTTGCACAACAGGAAAGAAAAGCAATTATATCATCGTGTCGGCAGACAAGGGATATGACGGGCTTATTCAGACCATGTGCAGTAAAGGGTTAAGCGTTAAACGGATAGCCTGTGAGGCAGTCATCCCACATAAAGAAACAAAAAATCATTCTACTTCTGTACGGGACAACAAAGACGCTTTTTGCACACGGTTACAAAAATTATGCGTTCAGCAAAAAATCGACGCTGAAAACATGAAACAAATTATCGATGCTGCAAGGAGCATTTCTGCCCCGTATAAGAAAAATTTCATTGAGCGTGTGAATCCAAAAATATCTCGCGCAGGTGTTGGCAATGCACAAAACGCCGCACATGCTGCCGCTCTTATGAGGGCGGTAAAGAAAGAAATATATCCCATGCTCGCATAATCAAAATATAACCGCTTACCTGAAAAAGGTAAGCGGTTTTGTTGAAAAGGAGTATTATAATGGCAAATAAGAAATTTAGTTGGAATGCCAAAACGCCCATGACCTCTCCTGATATGGTTGCGAACCCTGTCCGCTGGAATCCAATGGATAAGGAATGGAAAAAACGAGTAGAGGCAATGCAGCTGTACAACGAGGACGCCACCGCGCCTTGGCTCACAAACGAAATGAAAAAGACTTTGCGTGCTCTGCGTGATAGAATTTTAACTTTCGGCGGTGATGAGGTTTTGCTCAATACCCGTGATGAGGATGCGGAAAAAGTTCTGGAACGAGGACAGTTCTTCTATGGTTCCAAGTATATGAAGAAGGGCGAAGATTGTCGTTGCCATCAGAACGCTGCTTATCTGTGGGATGCAAATCGTGGCAGATGTCAGATTGCAACCGGGTACGCTTTAAGTGAAGATGGCCTTTGGCGACAGCATTCGTGGGTCGTTCAGCCTATGACGCGTACCGTTAAGGTGTGGGAAACCACCGTCGAGCGTGTTGCGTACTTTGGCGTTGTGTTGAACGATGAGGAATGTCAGGAGTTCTTTGACACCGTGACATATTAAGAAGCGAGGTACATTTATGACTTTCCCAAATCGAGAAATCGTCGCTGCGCTCCGTGCCGAATATCCAGCCGGAACACGCGTGAAACTGCTGAAAATGGATGATATTCAGGCTCCACCTATTGGAACACTCGGCACAGTTTCAGGTATAGACGATACCGGCAGTATCATGGTTCGCTGGGATAACGGCTCTGGTCTGTTCGTGGTTTACGGTGAAGATGTCGTTGAAAAAGTACCGTGAATACGATGTTGCATTCCTGTTGTGGCTATCTTGTCAATTGCTGCAAAGTAGATATAATTAAGGAACTAAGATAAATCAAAGTATCAATTCCTTGACTTGTTTTAGTTCAAAATCTGTTCGTGCAGCCATCTCAATCGAGATGGCTGTTTTTTTTGTTGTGTTAAGGAGGAAATTGAAATGTTTACAATTAACGTAAAAGAAAACAACGCCGTCAAGAAGTATATCTGCAGCTCCGCAAAAGCCGTGGCAGCAAAAATGTCTGAGCTTGCTCTGTGGACGAAGGATGTGCAAATCAGTTGGGGTGATGATGTCTACGGCACCGCTTACGATGCCCAGCGACAGATTCCGGCCAACGATTTTCTGGCTTTTGTTTGATTGAGAAGGGAGATAAGTGCTATGTTTAAGATTTGTAATGATAAGACTTATTATGTTGTTCAGACCACCTCTGAAGATGTAGTTGTCGAAATCTATACCAAAAAAGACGGACGAGGCAGTGGCATCAGTCTTCATGAAATGCATCTCGACCTGTGCCGTGCTATCCGAAAGCTGCAGCATGATGGTTATACAATCATGAAGGTTTATCCTGCCATGGGTGACCGAAGGGAGAGTATTGATGTGCTGTCCATGCCGGAATTTATCCAGTCTGCAAAGTGCCCCGACAACGATGTTGAGGAAGCGGTCGTCTTTTCTTACTTCGAGTCCGGAGCAACATTCCAGTTGCCTTGCAAGGTAAACAAGGAAACGCACGAAATTTTCGATGTCACATGCGCAGCAATGCCGTGTGACGACGACTGTTTCAGTTATGCAGAAGTGAAAATCAACGGCAAGGATTATCCTGTCAATTTTATTGACGATATTCTTCTCGAAAACAATGTTGATGATGCGCTGGATGAGTTTTATAGAATTCAGCAGACAGGCGAGTATTGGCAGCCTGATGGCAACAAAACGCTGGATGATGCCATTCACGAATGCCGTTGGGCGATTCTGAAAGACGCTTTGATGCAGCGCGGTCATGATGCCGTTGCCGATTTTATTGGCACCGATGTTTCCAGTGATTCTTACGAAAGACTGTTGGATGAAACAGAAGCACAGATGCCGAGCGAGGAATTCGAAAAGTTCTGGGAGAGGTACATTTGAGGAGGACTTATTATGGAAAATATGTATGTGTTGAGCCGTAAAGCGTAAGAGCGATACCACCAACATTAACGTGTTCCAAAAAGTCATCGCTGAAGACAAAAAGAAGGAGATGAAAGCATGATATCCTATTATCCGGGTGACCTACCCCCGATTACGGGTAATCCAGACGATATTTTCCTTTGTGACCCTATTAAAGAGGCAGCATCTGAATACTTGCAGTCGGAAGCTAAGCGTCGAAAGGAAATCATCGCTCAAATCGAAAAAGCTGATGCCATCACATATCAGTTAAACACTGGTATTTACATTATTGTAAGCCCATCATTTGAGCCAGATTATGCCTACCGAGTCACTTATATGGATTCGCAAGGACCGTATGCTCACAACGATTTTGCAACAGCATCAAAAGTTGCTGATGAAATCGGGTCTGGTGCTGTAGCATTGGAAGCCGTTATCATTTGACGAAAATAAATAGAAAGGAAATGTTTCCAGCGATTCCTACAAAAGACTGCTGGATGAAGCGAAAGCACAGATGCCGAGCGAGGAATTCGAGAAGTTCTGAGAGAAATATATTTGAGGAGGACTTATTTTGGAAAATATGTATGCGCTAAGCCGTAAAGACCCGTTTTTTGGAGATGTGCGTTTTTACGTAGAGTGTAAGAGTGATACTGCCAACATTAACGAAGCGACGCGGTTCAGCTTGGATGAGGCGATGAAGCGGGCAAAGTTCCTGAATTGTGGAGCTTGCCACTATTCTTGCGTACGCGTACCCGCGTAAGACAAAGGAGAAAATAAATGGCAAACAATATCATGAATATCATGTCTGTTTCTTTCAATTCTCAGGCAGAGTTGGAGGATTTTCTGAATCGTGTCAAGGGAAAAGACGATGATGGCGAAAAAGATTTTTCGCTTCAGTCTGTTGTTCCTATGCCGGAATCACTGCAAATCGTATCGCCATGTGACAGGATGCTCGCATGGGCGGCCGTAAATAAATACGGAATTGACCCGGAGAAGTATCCGGAAAACGTAAGAAAGGCTATTTGCAGAGAAACTTTTCTCCTGCACAGGAAGGAAAAACTTACTGCATCAGATATGGTTGGTGTTTGCAAGGAAGCTGCGGAAGCTCGCTCCAAACTGGAACACGTGAAAGATAGCAAACTCATCAACCTGAAACGTATCCCCTATAATGTCGAAGAGTTCGATACTGTAGCGGAGCGTGCTTTGGAAAATGCCGTAAAATATGGATATGCTTCATGGTATTATTGGCGTGTCGCAAACTGGGGCGTAAAGTGGGATGTTTTTGATGTGAATATCCGTAGAATAAATGATACGGAAATTGCCATCAATTTTAAAACCCCTTGGAATACACCTGCATGCGCCATTGTCGAACTGAGCCGTAAATTCCCACACGCCAATATTCGTGTAAAATATGCGGATGAGGATATCGGAAGTAATTGTGGCTGGTATGCGCTTTGCAAAGGAGATTTTGTTGACGACGGTTATCCCAGCAAAGGTAACGCAGCAATCGATTTTGCTTGTAATATCTGGGGCTACGATGCCGATGCGTATCGTGCAGAGATGAGTTTGCTGTAAGTAAAGCGAAAAAGTAAAACCCCCGGAAAAGTTGAAACGCCACTAAATAGCTGCGCTTGCAAATTGCTGCAAAATCGATATACTAAGTATATTCGATAGATAAAATACAATTACAATTCAAAATCAACATACCGCTATCTCGTAAGAGGTGGCGGTATTTTTTGTTATCGCCGAAAGGATGATGAAGAAAAATTGATAAAAAAGACAAAAAGCTGTTTATCAAGTCAGGAGTTTCCCGGCAAAAATATCGTTTGCGTTTTTTGTGATAGCAGTGGTGTTTTCAAAAACGAATCTATTGAAAGCATGTTTCCGGATGCCAAGGTACGGTATGACAAATCTGAGCATCGCTTGGGACATGTTGTGAACTGCTATGGTAATAAAAGGACCGTAATAGCAGATATGATTTGTCTTGAAAATAACAAGGTGAATTACGGATACCTATACGGTTGTTTCCTACAAGTGGTCATGAAAGCAAAGCTGGCCGAAGCAAATATTCTGCTTATGAGCCCCGGCTGTAAAATCACAGAAAATCAATGGCACAAAATCAAGCCAATCCTTGAAGGTGCTCTTGAGAAAGAGGGACCGGATGTGGACGTGATTGTTTGCTTGTCGAATGATGATAATGTCATTCGCGTTCGTTGTGCCTGACTGTTTATTGAGGAGGATTACTATGACAAAGGTTTTTACAATTGTTGCTAATGAGGTTGTTGACCGTGCAGTGGAATGCACACTGATTCAGTTTAGCTATAATCCGGAGCAAATCCATGACCCGGAAAGCGTCCTGCGCGGCGCAATCAAAGATTATCTCAAGACGGACGAAGGCAAGCGCCATCTGGAAATCAACTGTGGTTGCTGGAACTGGGGTGATGTCGATGACATTCCCGGCTCGTTCTTCTTGAATTACGGTCTGGCTAAAGTTGCACCACTGGATGTGGATATTATCGTAGACCGCAACGAAAGTCTCACGGATGAGAATTGGTGAAAGGAGTAAATAGGATGTATATTTCAAACGCTTGTAATGTGGTAATCGAGGTTACGCGTCGCTGTAATATGTGCTGTGCGCATTGTTTGCGTGGTGATGCGGAGGCGGTCGATATTCAGGAAAGATATATCGATGCGTTTCTTGACAGTTTTGCTAATGCAGGATACATCAGTTCCTTGACCTTTACGGGTGGAGAAATTTCTTTGAATATTCCTGCTATCCGCTATACTTTGAACGCCGTAAGAGAGCGAAACATTTCCGTTGGGAGTTTTTATATGGTAACCAACGGGAAAGCCGTCGATAAGATGGTAGAACTCGCTTTGGCGAGCCTCGAATGGTGGAATTATTGCGATGACAAGGATGACTATTCGTGTGGTCTTTGTATCAGCAGTGATGATTTTCATGAAGAAATTCCCCGCGAAAGTGCGAGTATTCTTAGCGGCTTGAGATATAATCGTAATGATAAAGTAACGGATTTTCGCAAGCAATATCTCATTAACGAGGGCCGTGCCAAAACTATCAACGCAAATCAGATTCTAAAGAGAGAACCTATGGTTTCGGAACTTGTGATTGAATATGAGAGAGATTGTAAACCGGGAAATGAAGCCGGAATCAATATCACTGATGGAGAACTGTATCTGAATGCCATCGGTGATGTTGTCGTCGGTTGTGACTGGTCCTATGAATCCCAGAGGAAGTATCGTATTGGCAATGTTATGGATGAAAAATGGTTGGAAAACATTCGTAGCAGCAAATTGTGCATCGAAGAAAACAGCTAAAAAATAATAAAAACAGAAAGGAAGAAATTATGACTATCAATTTAACTCGTGAGGATTTTGAGCAAGCTATCAAATCCGGCGCATCCGTGTTCGAAGGCAACACAATTCCCGATACCGGAAAACCGTCCGGGCGCTACTACCGTTTCATTCGTGTGCCGCTCGCCAATGGCGAGCACAAGGTAGATGCCTTGTACGGGCAGCGGTTTTATGGAACCTTGGAAAAGAAACCCGTAACATTCAACCAAGAGATACGCTTCCTTTGCCTCGTTGTCGACAATGCCAAAACCGTCAATGAAACACAGGACTTCAAAACGATTTTCTGCCGTTCTTCTTTTACCTCGGATTCTGTCATAGAGGAAATGGCACAGAAGCTGTTCGATATGTTCCGAGAGAATGTGATGGAAGAAGACAAGAAGAAAATTCTCAAGGGCGGTTATTACGACAAGATAGCACGACAGAACGCTTTCTGTCGCATAATAAATGGGCATAAGAATTATCGCAGCCCTATTGACAGCATTGTCGATGAGATTGGAAATGGGTCTTGCTTTGGCCTGACATCCACAAACGCTGATGAACTGGTAGTGGATTATCTTGCTAATCCCACCGGCTGGGCTGAACGGACGATGGAGAAAATCAAAAAGGCAAATTCCGGGCGGTCTGGACGCCTATACGGGATTACATTGGCTGTGGTGGAAGAGTTGACGGAAGAGTATATGAGAAAGTACAATAGTCCGAACACTCAGGAAATCATGTTCAGGCTTCTTGTAGAACTTGCTAAGCAATACGAAACCGTTCGCCTTGTCCTGAACATCAACGGTAAAACGACCGAAGTAAAGTATCCGGTCAAAGGTATGATGAACAGTGATATCCTGTACGGTGGAGGTTTCTCGACTTGCAACATCACCCCGCGCAGTGAAGAAAATCGCATCGAGGAGTTTATCGCGAACAACGATTCGCAACTCGAAGACAATCGCAGAATTCCCATCAAGTACATTCCCGAAGTCTATTACGGGAATAAGTCGATTTGGAAGAATCCGAATTTTGCAAACACCTGATTCCCAAAAAGGAGGAAATCGAAAATATGATTGCCAAAATTGGTAAAATGATGACCAAAATGGAAGATAAATCGTTTTCCTACGAAGAACTTGCCGCAATGCTGAAAACCAGCCCTGATGCCCTCAAAACATTCGAGGACACCTACAAGAAACAGGTGCTGGACAGCGGGGCATTATCCGAGAACTTTTTACAGTGGGATACTGCTACTGTCAAAGCTATGCTTGACAAGAGGGTGCCGTTTACGCGGGACCTTGAAACACTCATTGACCGTATCGTAGGTGAGTTAACAGATGGTACTCGCCTGTACATCTACAATGATAAACGCGGCGGATATTATGTAAACTATGCAGCATCTCGATACGCTGTGCCGGTAACGAACAATGACCTGAAAAAATACCCGGAAGAGCTCAGACCTCAGCTGACAGGAAATCTCGTGAAGGTCGATATTTCGGAGCCGTCGTATAAGATTCTGCTTCAGAATTACGCCGAGTACAAGGATGCACGCGATGACCGCATGAAAAAGTTCTACTACAACCAGTTCCGTCAGGGTCTTGATATTCTTGACCTCGACGACTTCACCTACCAGATGCTCGAAATGAATCCCAACACGATGGGATTCTGGCTTCCGCCGCTGGCAAAAGCGTTGTACGGGAACAAATTCTTCAGGATTCCTGATACCAAGATTTTGCGTGTTCCGCTGCCGATGCTGCAGCTCACTCGCCTTGGTTTTGAAACCCTGAATCCCGTAACCAAGGAAATCGTGAACCGTTATTGCAAGCGGATATTCAAGCTGGATGAGTACGAGGATTACTTCATCAAGACCGGAACTTATTCTTCCAAGTATGAGTTCCGCAACGCTCATATCCATGACCCGAAGGAAGTCAATGAAATTGGTGAGTATTTCCTGTTCCTGAATCATCTGACATGCTCTATGGCTTCGCCGTTGAATAATGCATGCTTCTATGGTGCTAATACAACGAACGAGTGGGTGCTCAGAGAGTATATCAAGGACAAGGAAGATAACCCGACCATCTACAACGGTTTGCCGCTGCATACTGAGTACCGCATATTCGTCGATTTCGACGCTGATGAGGTGCTGGGTATCAGTCCTTATTGGCGTGCCGATGTGATGAAGGGTAAGTTCAAGAATGCAAGTACGCCGCAGGAACGCCACGACTATGTCATCTATCAGATGCACGAGGATATCCTGCAGTCTCGATACGATGACAGTGCTCGGATGATTCTGGAGGAAATCAAGAAGATTCTTCCCGCTGTCGAACTGGTAGGGCAGTGGAGCGTGGATGTGATGCGCAATGCTAATGATTATTACATCATCGACATGGCGCTCGCTGAGAACTCCGCTCTGAACGATTGCGTACCACGCAACAAACTTCGAGCCTACCCGCAGCAGTGGTTGCCTGAACATGCTTAAGAAGACGACACCGTTCTTGCAAACTGCTGCAAAGTAGCTACAATAAAAGCACTAAGATAAATAAAAAGCGCTATTTGTTAGCTTCTATTATCTTAATTTAAAATCAAGTTACATTGCGACCATCTCGTCAGAGATGGCCGCTATTTTTTGCGAAAGGAATGAATTGAAAATGACAGCTATTTCTCCTATTAGAATTCACAAGCCAGATTCTTGCCACGGTTGGGGCATCGACTTCAATTATGAGCGGCCCTTCTGGGATGCTGATGCGACGAGCTTTGTTGTCGCTGTGCGGCAGGCAATGCAAGATAAAAAAGGTTCAGCTATCTGGTTCCACCAAAGCGGAAGTGATTCCGAAATTCATGGTCGCTATTATGGTTACCAGTATTTTGAGGTCTGGGACGCATGTGCGGAAAAAGAGGCAAAGCGTATGGCAACTATGATTGCCGAGAAAATTCAAACGGTTGTATCTACAACTTGACAAAAAGTGAAGTGAGGTAAGATTTATGAATATGAACGATACTATTGACCTGAGCGGAATCAGCGCAGATAATGTCTACCGTATCCGGAGGTCCAAAAAGAATGGTAAGCTCATTTCCTATAACGAGTACGGGAAGGTTATTATCATCAAAAATTGGAAGAGCCTTCATGTAGGATATGGCAAAGTGGTTTCCTTTGAAAACAGAGAAAACTGCATTCTCGCCACGATGAAGAATGTTCCTTATGACTTCTACGAGGAATACAACGAAAAAACTGGTGAAGTAGAGGCTGTTCCGTATGAGGAACTGACTCGTATTTTACAGGAGCTCGGTTTTGCACATGAATACAAAGAAGACATTGATAAAGACAATATCTTTGATGTATGGGCGAATCTGGATTCCGGCGTACTTATTACCATCGAAACTTGGAATCAAGACGGAGAACGAGGCTATAACTCAGTTAATTGTTATGTGCCAGCGAACGGTCTTTTTACGATGCGCGAATCAACCGGTTTTTCCAATGGCGGCAGTTTTTTAAGCTGCTTTAATATCGTACATAATACGCGTGATTTTCCTTTACACGAATGTTTGGCGTTCAATAACGGTTCTATGAATTGGGGTGGAAATCATCCCGCTTTGTGGCACTATGGAGAGGGGCATGACATCAATTACGCCAAGGCTCTCGCCAAAATCCGTAAATTCAAGGACGCTGACATCGGCGAGCGTTTCAATATGCAGTTGGATGATGCGTTTAAACAATACGCTAAAAATGGCTACTTAGTAGATTGAAAGGTGTAACATGAAAACGACAGGGCATTATTATCGTTCGCGCAAAGAATATGAGCAGCGAACGGGTAAATCCAGCAAGTATATTCAAAACAATCCATCTATTCACATCAGTGGCAGTGTAAGAGGAATGCGAAAACTTTTCTGGGGCTACGAATGTGATGTTGTACGGGTCGGCTCATGGATTTACAAGGTGTGAGGTATCACTATGCTTGTTCTCAATAATGATGGTTTCCTGCTTACAGTTCGTGAATTTGTTGAGTGGGAGTACAATGGCGGAAGAGGCGATTTTCAGCCGGATGCAACATTCCGCACTTGGAACAGTTTACCCGTTGATGCAAAAATCGGATATGTTGCTTGTAGCGTGTATGGAGATGTTGTAGGAGAAAGTAGCTTGCTTATCAAGGTAGGCAACAAAACTTATCTGCTGCATAATGCTCAGAACGAGGCGAAAAGTCTGGAAGCAATTGACGAATACCTGTATGCATTGTATCGCAAAGCAGCGCGTTTGTTCAAAAGCGAGACAGGGACATCGTTCGACCAAACATCTTTAAATATTCGGCTTGATGCGATTGCTCAATACATTGAAAATCACTTCGATGAATGTGTCGAGGCCGCGAAAGGCGCAATTCACATTTCGGAGGTTTAGTGCCTAAAACCAGCTTGCTCATGCAGGTGAGCAGCCTTTATCAAACACTCTAAAATACAAAGGAGTATGAAGAATGTATAAGATTTTGAAACGCGGATACTATTACAACAACGCACATAAATCCGAGGATGAATTCCTGTCCGAATCCTATCCGACAGAGGATATGGCATATATGGCAGCAGAGCTGAATGCTTTTGCGGCCGCGCAGGAACTGAATTTAAGCAACCGGGAAAATAACGGCAGTGCAGAGAGCGTGTTCTTTGCGGTCGATGAAGACCCGGATGACTTCGATTTTGTGGTTCGTTGCTGGGACGGCGATGATTATCAGATTGAAAGCCGGTATAAGGTCATCAAAGAAGAAGAGGAGTAAATACATGAGTGAAAAACGGAAAGATTATATCTCATGGGATGAATACTTTATGGGTATTGCTATGTTATCTGCAATGCGCAGTAAAGACCCCAACAGTCAGGTAGGCGCATGTATTGTGCGTGACAATAAAATCCTGTCACTGGGATACAACGGTATGCCGATTGGCTGCGACGACGATATCATGCCTTGGGGCAGGGAAGGAAATGAACTCGAAACCAAGTATATGTATGTCTGTCACTCGGAGCTGAACGCTATCCTCAATGCCGGGAAAGACCTGCACGGGTCTACGATGTATGTCACGCTCTTCCCGTGCAATGAGTGTGCGAAAGCAATCATTCAAAGCGGAATCAAGCGTATTGTCTATCTGGACGATAAGTACAAAAATTCCAATAATAATATTGCAGCGCGTCACATGTTCAGGATTTCCGGCGTTGAGACAAAGAAATATGAATTGAGTGAACGTCCTGTCACACTTAACTTGTAAAGAAAGGGAGCAACACAATGAAAATCCATCATACTACTGCGCTTGGCGTATGCGATACCTACGAAGTCGTAACGGAACCGCCTCTCGGCTATATCATTTGGAATATCGGCGATAATGCACCGGAAGGCTACCTCCCGTTCTGCAGACTCAAATTTATGCAGCCGTTTGAGGGCGGACGCGAAATTGAGTCGGATACCCTGAAAGCCATGAAGTGTGACGGTGCAAGGGAAATCTTAGCCGCCATCGGACTGGGTGCCGAAACCTCCGCCGAGATGAAGGAGTTCATCAAGAAGCACGAACGCAACCCACGCAGGAGTTGGGAGTGCGAAAGGATGCGTGCCGCTATCCCGTATCTTGAGAAAATCGGGATGTGAAAAGCTCTTTTTGTAATCACCTTGCCTTTTGCTGCAAAATCGATATACTAAGTATATCCGATAGATAAAAAACAGTAAAAATTCAAAATCGATATACCGCTATCTCGTGAGAGATGGCGGTTTTTTGTTGGAAAGGGGATAAAATATGTTTTTGTATCAGTTTGAGGAAAAATGGGAGGAACTTGGTTGGTCTGTGTCTTATGATGACAACGATACCGTTGAATTAAGTCAGGGCAGTCCTGCTGGTGAAGATTTCTATTTCACCGTTCCAAAACTGAATTTCTGTGATGAGGTATTTGATTACGCGAATGACTTTGACCCGGAAGAGCACGCAAAAGAAAACCTCGGCATGTCTGGTGCGCCGGGTTTGCGGGAGCTTCTTGATGATGCAGATGCCATCAAGCGTATGCTGTTGGAGCTCTCGGAAGCACTGTGTAAGGTAGAACGTGAGGCTACCCGGTGGTATTTGATTGATGCGGACAATTTTGAGTGCCGTCGTCAATTCGGTACAGAAGAGTTCGAATTTTATGCCATCACCAAAATCACTGACCATGATTTTATGGCGGTTCATGAATTCGTAAACCTTGATGCGCTCGATATCCGAGAACTGCGTAAACTGCTGCTTCTTTCCCTTGAGGATGAAAAACATCCCCAAAAAACCTCCTTGTCAGAAGCTATCATCGATATAGCTGAGAACAAGTTTAGGTCTTTGGAGTATGTGAGCTCTTACAAGTCTTTTTCGAGTTTTGACGACGCCAAACAGTACATCATCGGCGAAATGGGAACGGAGAAAGTTCCTGAGCTTTTCAAAAAGTCCGTGACAAGTTCGCGTAGTGAGGATGAAAATCTTGGTCCGGATGAGGCCGTATTTCTGACCCGTTGCGTCGATGAAGACTATGAAAGTGTAGAGGAAACCGTAGCCATTTCGAAACGTTGGCTCGAAAACAATATCAAGGAGACGGCAGACGAAGAAATGTCTGATTTAGAGACATTTTTGCGTAATTACACGACAGACGATGTCAATGAAGTTCTGGGCATGGCGATTCTGAATAACGCTGTTGCGTTCACCTATTGTGATGCACGCAAAGAAGCATTTGAAATGTACGGAACCGAAAGTTGGATGGCAATGGCTGTCGTTGATTTCGTTGCCAGTAAGTTAGAGGGTTCGGCAGAAGGCGATAATGCTGCCAGTATGGTGAAAAAGCTGTTCGCAAGATAAGCCTGCAGCGCAGTCTTCTTGCCTTTTGCTGCAAAGTCAATATACTAAGTATATCCGATAAATAAAAGGCAGCAAAAATTCAAAATCGATATACCGCTATCTCGTAAGAGGTGGCGGTATTTTTGTTGCCAAACAAGTAAAAAAGGAGCGTAATTTTATGAGTATGCCGATTTCTGTTTGTAATGACACTTTTAAAATTAACAATGTTGTTTTCCTTCCTACGAAGGATGTGAAGAAAGAAAATCACGCCATTTGGGCACTTGAATACAGCGATAACACCGTATTCATCGTGGACGCCAGTACATGGGATGAAATCGATGAGGTTATCAAAGAGACTATCCGTGATATGCATTCCGAGAATGCCGTGCTGAAACGAATTTCGTCCTTTACCAACTTGCAGGACAGTCATGGTCTTGTGATGCAGGAAGGACGGCTTGGCGAAATTGCTAAGCATTTTGGTCTTGAGACCATTTATCCGTATGCCAACGGATGGTATTTCGGTGAAAACCTTTATCTTGCCAATGGTGATGCGTGGGATGGCAACAATATCTACAAGGTAACTGTCGATAGTGGGCTTGCATGGCCTATGAATGTCATTGTTCGTGCATTAAACTCCTGTGACGCAGTAGATAAGGCTGTTGATTTTCTTCATGCGGAGTCTATGCCCGGTGTACAGGATGTCTGTGACGTTACGGAAGATGAAAGCAAGGAATATGAGAATGGCGGTTACGGGATTTACGGAAATCACGGTTCCTGCTATGCTCGAATTCTGCAAATTGAAACTATTGTGGAGGATTGATTTTATGGGCAGAGGTAATATTTGTCCCGATGGGAAATACGAAGGCGTTGTTTATGTAGACTATGATAATGTCCTCTGTTACACCAAAAAGGACGATTCTGAGCAAAGGCTGCTGAAGGATATTTCCTATGAGGAGATGCCGGAATTCGAATTCGATGATGATGCAAGCCAGTTGTTGCTGGACGAGTATCGTACAAACCTTGTAAATGAGATGATGCGCCGTTACCAAAGTTTCGAGGAACCCAATCAGACTTGGCTACCTAACCACAGAAACGGAAAGGTTATTCTCGAAAACAAGTTGTTCTATATCATCGTTGAGGATAACGAATGGGCTGAGGCTGTCGAACTGATTCAGAAGGAGTCCGAGTACGGCGATGTAGATTTATCCGGTCTGCAGAAACAACATTACCGGCATTATCTGGACGCAATTCAGGATATTTTGCTGGAGCAGTTTGGAGAAGTAGGCATATACACCGGGCCGTGGACTTCTGGAAAAATTACCAAGGGAGAATCTAACGGTTCTCAGTGTGGTACGAAAGGTGCTGCATGATTAGGAGGTAAACTTTCATGGGATATGAAATCATGTATAAGAAGGTATTTTTAAAAGCAACGGACGAGATGGGAGTTGATTTATATACTCCCGTGTGTCTTATAGGCCCCAACAATGTAGCACAACGACACTGGGCTGGCAATCACTACAGCGAGCGTCGTTGTCGGGATTGGACCCTGATGCTCAATGCATTGGCGCTTAACAAAGAAGGACTTTATGATAAGTTCGCACACATGATGCAGCCGAATCGTGCCGATTGCGAGATGTGGAAAAATGGTAGTCGGTGGGTATATGGCAAGGATATTCGGCGCTGGTTGGATTCCGGCATGGCTTCTGCTGTTACCATCGAGGATTTGCTAAAAGCGAATCATCGAACCGGATTTTCCTGTCGTGTTCTGTACTATAAAAATACAGAAGATATGCGTTTGACATCTGCATCGGAATGTGAAGTCATAGTTCGTGACACAAAGTCGTTTCTTGCGTGGGCTAAAAGTGCGAAATCCAAAGAGAAAGAGTTGAACAAAAACAATAAGACTGATGTTTTCTTTGAAATCAATTTTATGTCTGAGGATATTCGGATGCCAAGCAGAAAGCCTCGCGGCCATGAAAAAGTCCTGATTAAGGAAGGAAAGCGGTACGTAGAAAATATAGAGTATAAAAACGAAGCAGGAAAGAATATTCCTAATCGTGTTTGTATGACATCTGATGTAAAAGATGCGAAGGAATTCACGTTTGAGGAAGCAGCAGCGATTCAGAACGATTTCTCGATGGTTTTCCCATCTTTAAAAAAAACAAGGCTCGTATCTACAAAGGTTCAAAGTAAACCATTCGATGCGATTATTGCTTTCGAGGATGTTGATGGCACAGAGAAGTTTGTTGCGAAAAATACTCGCTCCCGCCTTTTCGTTGCGCTGGATGAGGAAGGCGCAAAGCGATATGCAGATAAGTCATCCACACAAAAAGTGTGCGCTGCATTGAACGAAAAGAGGTATTCACGTTCTGTTAAGAACGGTTCTTTCAGAGTTAAATTTTTGATTCCGTGTTAAAATAATTTCTGCGGCTCACGTTTGTGGGCCGCTTTTTTTGTCGCCTTTTCGATTGACTGTTATTGCTATTTGTGGTATAATATAAATATGTCGTATGGGAGGTGATTTAATTGCTGTCGCTGGATAAAGAGGATTTCAGCGTTAAGGTGCGCCCATCCAAAGATAAGCAAAAAGACGTGGGTGTCATTTATTATAAAAACAATCCCATATATGTATTTATCCGTAATACATCTGTGGGCATTAAAGAGAAGAAGGATTGCGACTATTCAAACAACGAACAATATGGAAATCTTTTGATTTCGATGATTGTAAAAGGACAAAACAAGACTGCTTCGCATAACCTTCTGTATCATCTATTAAAGGAAAATGCCGGGACATGGGAATCTCCCATCATAAAAGTTCCATCAATTTTTGAACTGTACCGTGACCCTTGCTGCAAAGTAGGTACAATGAAAGTAACCGAAACAAACACCCCAAACGAAGGAGAATCCCAATGCAATTTTTAAGAAAAATGTTTTCCGGTAAACTCGGCAGGGCGCTTATGCCGATTGTTTCCATCATCCTGTTTTTGTGGCTCGTACAGAGTTCGATGGGCCCGGACACTGATATTTCCGATGTTGTACAGGAAATTTTCAATACCGTTTCATCCAGCGCCAGTATGACCGAAACGGAACCCGACAGAAATAACTTTGAAACCAGCAATACGGGTACCTCGCAAACCAACAACAGCGAAAGCGTCGGGAATAGTATTCATGCAATAAAGACAAATCCTTCCGATTTTATCTCTGTTTCGGATATCCCGGCATATTCCGGCGATGCGTATGTTGCGGTCAATGATAATGTACCTTACTTCACCGATGAAGATTATTCTACCGAACCTTTCGAGTATTACTCAGACCTCGATTCTCTTGGTCGCTGCGGGCTTACCTATGCCGTTGTCTGTCAGGAAACCATGCCGACCGAGAGGAGAGAAAGTATCAGTGAAGTAAAACCAAGCGGGTGGAAAAATCAGAAATACGATTTCGTGGATGGTGGGTGGGTCTACAATAGATGTCACCTCATCGGATTTCAGTTGAGCGCCGAAAATGCCAACAAATGCAATCTCATCACTGGAACAAGGTACCTGAATATCGAGGGAATGCTCCCGTTTGAGAATATGGTTGCAGACTATGTTCACGAGTCCGATGGGCATGTATTATATCGTGTTACTCCAATCTATGAGGGAGATAACCTTGTGGCAAGCGGTGTACTCATGGAAGGGTATTCCGTAGAAGATTCCGGCGAAAGCATTGAGTATTGCGTATACTGCTACAATATGCAGCCGGGAGTAGAAATTAACTATGCAACCGGTGAGAACTGGGCTGCGTAAAGATACATTGGAAAGGATGTGATTCCCATGGCTTATGAGTTCAATAATGATGACCATTTTGATATGAAGAGTCAGATGATGGTCGGGAAAATCGGGGAAAATCTATTTTTGAAAATTTATGGAAATTCCCCGCAGTGCGAAATTGATGACCTGAGAGATGATGCGGTATTCCAAGACAAAGATGTCGATTTCCGTGTTCGGCAAGTAAAAAACAGTGAAGGGAATCCTATTCCTGCCGCTAAACAGTCGTCTTGGCTTATTGAGGTTAAGACTGACCTCAATGATTCGGGGAACGTTTATGTTGAGACGGAAGTCGTAACGCTTGTTAAGCAGGGTTATCATGTGAAAAGTGCATCGACCAAGATTGGCTGGCTGTACGGCTCTAAGGCAAAATTCATCTTCTATTATTATCCGGCTACCAATCAAATCTTCCGTATCAATCGCCTTGATTTTATCGAGTGGCTCCATAATTATCATATGGGAGAGGCAGCAAGGCGCTGCGTTGATAGTCAGGGCCGCGAGATTCTGTGTACGGAAGATTACCCCTATGATTACATGGCATCAAATGATAATTATGGCGGGAAAGACGGACAGAATAAGAATGTCATCTATCATGGGACCGGGCTTCTCGTTCCCATCCGTCATCTTATTACTCTGGCAAATCAGGAGGAAGATGAGCGGAAACGCGGATTGCACGACAAGAAAACCGTTGTGGTTTATGATATCGGGGAACAGTATGGCATTCAGTCATCTGAGGTTTTGAAACAGTACACCTTTCTATCTTCTTTTGTTTTTGAAACAAAGAATAAGCACTATCACTGGATGCAAGATGTTTTTGCGCGTTCCTGATAAATATACTCGTTCAACAAACTACAGAACAGAATTCATAAGACACTGGCCGCCCGAACCCGGAAACTATTATCATTGCGTATATTGTGGGCGGCGAATCCATACAGACAAAATGCAAGTAGACCATATCATATCTGTTGATATGGCGAAGAAGAATTGGCTTGCAAGAAGACTATTACCCAAAGAGGGAGTCAACTCCATAAAGAACCTTGTGCCCTCATGTCAACGTTGCAATAGATTGAAAAGCAACTATGGTGGGTTGTGGCTGATACGCGGATACTATTGGCGAATTTGTCTTCCTATATTTACAATCCTTCGTATCGTTTTAATCGCAGGCGCAATCGTATTCGCTCTGATGCTGCTCGGAGTGATTAGCAATAAACCTCTGGTTGATTTTGTGAATGGGATTGTTCTTGGTTTCTTTGGAAAATGACATTGCAATTTGCTGGTCGCTTCGCACCAAGTATTATAAAGAAAGGATATGATATAGCTATAGTAAATGATATTTGACTATTGTGCATAGTCAAAAAACAGACAAGCATTGTACAAAATGCATAACAACTTGTTGCTTTGTTTGTGCAAGTTTGCTGTTGCAACCCTCATGGGTTGTGTTAGATTGAAATATCGGGGGCCCAGCGTGTGCCATCGTAGATGAACCGTTGCAACCCTTATGGGTTGTGTTAGATTGAAATTGTGCAGTGAGCGAATCAGCGTAAAACTTTGGCGGTTGCAGCCCGCATGGGTTGCGTTAAATCAAAAAAGAGTCTGCTTAATGCAGGCTCTTTTCTTTTTCCTCTTTTTTGGCAGTAAATGCGGCAAGGAATTCCTCAATTTCATTGTCGTGGAGCACTTCGAAAACATAAAGGACGACATATTCAACATGGCTTATGACTGGTTCAAACAATCGCGCATACGCTTTCCCGACACGGGTGTGTCCGGATTCAATTAAAACACCCTTTTTCTCCAACGAATCCAAAACAAGGAAGATATAATGCGGGTTCCATTTCATTTCACCGCGCTGTCTGGCGATTTCCATTACATCCAATTGAGTCAATGGCTTATCGGCATGCCAAAAAATACGCATGACAATCTTCTCCGTTTTTGTCAAATAAGGGAAATCAGCCATAAAAAACCACTCCTCAAGTTAAGATGGATATAGTATCCCCAGAAAAAACGAAATTATAAGCCCTTGTGGAGGGCTCTCTTGCAATTTGCTGCAAAGTAGGTATACTGAATACATTCCAAAAATAAAAGCAAACAAATATTCAAAATCAACGTACCGCCATCTCATTATGAGGTGACGGTATTTTTGTTTGCTACAGGTGCGAATGATAAGTGAGCATATTTTTGCCGATTGCTTCGCACCAAATATTATAAAGAAAGGATATGATTCCATTGCAGTAAGTAGTATCTGACCATATTGTTTGGTCAAAAAGCAGACAAACATTGTGCAAAATGCACGACAACTTGTTGTTTCGTTTGTACAAGTTTGCTGTTGCAACCCGTGTGGGTTGTGTTAGATTGAAATAGCTGTGCTATCGGCTCCTTGTTGTCTGCGACAGCGTTGCAACCCACATGGGTTGCGTTAGATTGAAATGATTACCACATATCTACCACATACAGACCGTTGCAACCCACACGGGTTGCGTTAGATTGAAAGACACCCTATCAAAGAAAACGAAAGGCGCTGCTAACGAGCAACGAATGGTAATATTTATTGTGAAAATTGATGAGTTTCACCTTGTGGAAATTCAAGTCCGCATGGAACATGTTGTGGAAAAAGGAAAAAACGAAGAAATTACAACACGTTGGTCGGAACATAAGGTAAAAGAAAGCAATATCGATGAAGTCGTTGCAAGCACAAAAAGTACGGCTCTTAAAATGGCTTGCGAGGCAGCAAGAAATATCCATCCAAACTGGTTTAATTCTGAAGTATTTTTGACGACAAGCGTTGTCGTAGACGGCAACTGGTATGATAGAGATGAAAGAACAGCGCGATTAACCGACGACGATGGTCTTGCTACCATACAAAATATATTATATTTTGCAAATGCCCAATTAAAATAGCCGTAGTGGCTACAAAGGTATTGCAAGTTGCTGCAAAGTTAATACTATATTAGTAGTACGATAAATAAAAAGCGTAGTCACTCTTTTATTAACATTAAAGGAGTGGCTTTTTCTCTTAATCGTACAAGAAACATTTTTTATTTAAAAAAGGAGTACGTTATGGATAACACTAATAATACCCGTTTCAACATGCCCATGTCTTCTATTGACAGCAAGGGCCTTCAGTATTTGTCTGACCGACTGAGCAAGAACCCCAACTCTCGCTTTGTTTGTGCCATTGCACGCCTGAACCCGAAGGGTACGGCCTATATTGGCATGAACAAGAGCGGCAAGGAGTTTGTCACCATTCCTGTGGTGGCGGACTATGCCGATAAGGCAGCTCATTACGCCGGTCTGTCTGACAAGGAAGACGGCGCTGGCCTGTTCTACACGCTGATGATTTCCGGCAGCGCCGCTACTCGTTATGCGAACATGCTTCGCAAGGGTATGCTGCGTTCCGGCACCGAACTCATCCTGACCGGTCTGTCTGAGATTCGTGAAACCACTGGTCGCGACGGTAAGACATATCGCAACCCGACCGTTTATGTTTCTACGCTGGACATTTCTCGCTGGGCAAAGAAGGAGAACACCCCCATTGCTCTGCGCGACAATGTCGGTGGCGGTGCTGCACCTGCCGCATCCGCTGCTCCCAGTCATGCTGCCGCCGCTCCTCAGCCTGCATTCCAGGCCCCGTCTATGAACGACGATATGGAACTGCTGGAGGACAGCGATGACCTGCCGTTCTAAGTAAGGCACAATCAAAATAACACGGTAAATTAAATACTGCGGGGATAGGGGAATAAAATCCTCTACCCCCGCTTTTGGTTTCTAACGAAACCTTTACTTACAGAAAGGAATAAAACATGGATTGCATTTTTCATTTTCACAGAAATACCTCCTTGCCCATCAACGGTCTTGTGGATTTTCTGAATGACCGCGATTTGTACACCGGGAACTATGGTTCCTGTAACGACGAGACTGCGGCGATTGCACGCCGCTCTTTGTACCACATGAACAGCAATACGATGCCAAAGAACTCTGGTATGATGACTGCAGGTTTTGCCAAGGCATTGAACCGTGCTTTGCAGGTTCATACATGGCCTATGTGTGGTGACGGTTACGGCTACAACAATACCGCTGATATCGACAATCAGACCTGTGTTGCTGCTTATACCGTTTCCTCGACATACAACTCTCAGAAAATCGGTTTCGGAACACGGCTCTCCATCCTCTACAAATTCTCCTCGAATAAATTTTTTCTTGGTGATGAGAAAGGGAATGCGAAGAGTCTTGCTGATGTCCAGAAAACGCTTAAAGTTTACAGCGAGCCTTTCCTGTTCTGTATGTGGGGTTACTACATGCAGGATAAGGAATTTCACGACACCTTTAATAAACTTCTTGTTTTTTACAAGAGAATTATTGCAAAGGCCAGTACGCCCAGTGTGAATAAAAATGACGTGGATGCAGCAAAAAAATGCGCATGTAAGCTGGCAGATATTGCCTACTTCATGAGCACGAGAGATAAGGTTGCAAACTCCAAATTGGAGTCCAGAGTGATTCCAAATCCTACTGTCAACAGTGTTGGCGGTCTGTACGATACTCTGGTTGCCACGGATGCAGCTGCCCCCACCGCCTTTATCGGCAACATTTCTCCTTTCAAGGATAGTCGTGGCAAGGATATGGCCGTTTCTGAGCCGGACCCCGAGTCCGAGAAGCCTAAAACTGCCGCAGACTTGGAAAAAGCGTTCCTCCTCAATAAGAAACGCGTTTTGACTGATACGGAGAAGGCACTGCTCATCGTCCCTGATTCGCACATTCCCGGCGTAGAAGCCTATTCGCTTTGCAAGCATATCCAGAAGAGTTCCAAGACGCCTCGTCCCATCCGCAACATTCTGCTGCGCGGTGAGGCCGGTACCGGTAAAACGGAAACCGCAAAGGATATTGCTCTCGGTCTCGGCTTGCCTTATGTGTTTGTTACCTGTTCGAGCGATACGGAAATCTATGACCTGCTCGGCCAGATGATGCCCAATAAGCCGAACGAGACGCCTATGAGCATTGATGAGTATCAGAATGCCTATGGCGATTTGGACTTGAACGCTCTGCCTACCGCAACGGACATTTCCAATGACCCCGAAATGGCGTACAAGGCTATCACTGGCAAGAAAAAACGCGATGCGACAGAAGCCGATTGCCTTGCTGCAATTATTCAGCGTGCAACGGCAGGCGGTGCGGATTCCGGCGCGAATGGGTTCCACTATGTTGAGTCTCCTCTGATTCAGGCCATTCGGAATGGTTGGGTCTGCGAGATTCAGGAACCCACCGTCATTGCGAAGCCCGGTGTTCTTGTTGGTTTGAATGGTTTGCTGGATTCTACCAGCGCCGTTAACCTTCCTACCGGCGAAACGATTCGTCGCCATCCCGATGCCGTTATCATTGCTACTACAAACATCTCCTATGAGGGTTGCCGGGATATGAACCAGTCCGTTTTGTCTCGTTTCCAGATTAAAATGGACATCCATGCGCCCGAGGATACCATTCTCGCAGAGCGTTTGCGTTCTATGACTGGCTGCCCGAAGAGCGTCAGGGTTCCTCAGATTCTGAAAGCATACCATGCTGTACTAAACACCCTGAAGACCTTGTATCTGACGGATGGTTCAGTCGACCTGCGTACGTTGGCGGATTGGATTAGCAGCTACATGATTACAGGCAGCTATATGGAATCTGCAGAGATGACCATCATTCCTTCTGCAACAGCAGACGAAGAAGGCATCAATAAGGTTCGCGAAGTAATTCGCAAACTGGTCTAAAAATAAATTGGCCCACAGCTTTGCGCTGTGGGCCTTTTTGTTTGACTATTTACTTTATTTGTGGTATAATAAGAGTATACGAATGAGGGAGGAATGAAATGCAATTATACGTGCAGGCATGGCTTCTTGATAAGGATGGAAATCGTGTAAAACAGAATATGGCGATTACCATCCATCACCCGGAAGCGATGACCGATGAAAAAGCGGAGCAGCTTCTTGAATCATTGAAGGACGAGCTGCTGCAAAAATGGGGAGACGATTACACGCTGGAAAGCATCGATTTTGTCCCCGAACAAAATCTGGATATGAAAATTGTCGAGGGCGGCGAAATCCATAGCTGGCACAATCTTTATTACAGGGTTGTTGCTCTAAGCGTAAAGGATATGCAAATCGACTTTAGAACGGATGCTCTGTTTTCTGTAAACTTGGGCAAAAATCCATTGCTGGTTAATCGTCAGATAAAGGAAACGATTCGTTCGGAACTGTTCAATACCTATAAAGAAAATACCGGGCTTGATGCGTACGACATTCAGGAAATCAGTCCTGTTGAGTACGAAAAGCTACGGCAAAACGGTATGGAAGAGCTTTCGAGCGAAGAGTATAATAATTAAAACACACATAGTTAAGGAGATTTTGTATGAATCAGGATATTGAGAGTATGTTTAACGGCACTGTTCAGGAAACTGCTGATGCACGAGATGCTGTCTCGGATGTTATCAGCGAGAATTCCAAACTAAATGGCGATTTCGAGTCCAGTGGCAACATCGAGATTCGCGGCACTGTCATGGGTAACGTCGTTATTGACGGTATGCTCGTCCTGCACGGTGCTCATGTCGATGGCAATGTCAAAGCCAAGATGGTGTATATGAGCAAGGGCAGCGTGAACGGCAGTATTGTCGCAGACAGCGTTGTTGACATCGATGGCACTGTTGGTGGCTCCGTCGATGGAGATAAGGTCATCGTTCGAAAAGACAGTGTCGTGAGCGGACAGTACATTCATTGCCAGTCCATTGCGGTGGAGACGGGCGCACAGATTGACTGTTCCGTAAAGACGGGATACATTCCCAGCATTAAAGAGGATAATCTCCCTGCGTTGGGCGCAAACCCCGCAGAGGAAGTTTCTCCCGTTGACGCGTCCAATGTCTCTTCCGTAATCGATGAACTCATCGCGCCCACGCCTGTGGTGAAGAAGAAAACGACCGAGAAGAGCGCTCCGGTAAAGGATGAGTTTGCTGCATCGTTCGGAGTGAATGATGCCACTGACGTTGACGATTCCTCCGGGTTCCTTGCTGATGATGTGCTGAAAGCTATCAACGGGTAATCGTCATGAAAGCCAAGTTTTTGGTCCGAGTAGTGGGAAAGGATGGAAAACACCTTTTCCCGTGCTTGGCTTTCACTGCCAGAATCTTACTCAAACAAGGAAAATGTAGTGTTGTATCTACAAAACCATTAACAATCAAACGAAATGATAAAGACGGTATCCATTTTATAACCAAACGCAAAATCAAGCTCTTTTGTGCCACATTCTTCTGGTTATCGATTGTTTATCTGGAAGTATTCCTTATGCGGATAACGCAGAGCGAAAGGATGTATTCTGACGAAAGTATCATAGTCGATATCCTGAAGTTAGTGTGCATTTCGGCTGTTTTTGCTTGCGGGTATATTATATGTCTGCCGCCGGAGCCCCTTTGCGAGACGAACCAAACAGAAGTTTAATCTTCGAAAATTTATGATTGACTACCTAATGATTTTATGGTATAATATAAGTATAGCAACGAGGAACGCTTCCCTTGTTGTTATCGCGCTTCCTGTTAGGAGAGTCGTGTAGAGGCGGGGAATTTCCTTTCACAACCTCATGCTGCGAGAAATCAAGGGTTGAGTCCCCGCCCTCGGTTTAAGGCCCGAGCATTTTTACTCAACACCTTGCAAGCCTTCCAAACGTAACTGCTGCATTTGTGCAGCAAGACGGCATGTGCAGTGTAAAAGGCTGCATGCACCCATGACAGACGGGAAAAAGTCTGTCTTTATATGGCCTGTTGGTCAAGCGGTCAAGACACGGCCCTTTCACGGCTGTAACATGGGTTCGATTCCCGTACAGGTCACCAAGGCGTTTATAAAACGCTTCTCCTATCCCTTTCCATAACAGCGGCAGTATTCTTGCTGCCATCATGCTTCTGTAGCTCAACAGGCAGAGCAGTTGTTTTGTAATCAACAGGTTGCAGGTTCGATTCCTGTCAGGAGCTCCATGGAGTATTCGTATAGCGGTTAGTATCCCTGCCTTCCAAGCAGGTGGCGTCGGTTCGATTCCGATATACTCCTCCAAATTTCCACATCGGCAGAGCGTCTGCCAATCATGGGGGCATAGCTCAGTTGGGAGAGCACCTGCTTTGCAAGCAGGGGGTCGAGGGTTCGAATCCCTTTGCTTCCACCAAATAGTGCAAATCCGAACTCATTCTTTTTCGTGAAGCACTGTGTCGGATTTGTTTTCATAGTAGAGGACGTAGGTTAAACTGCGTCCTCTTTTTTAGGTGTCTCGTAAGTAAGAGCCTGTTTGGAATCTCCAATGCCAGCAGTGGTCGGGTCAGTCACGATACCGAGAATCGTGAGGACTGCGAACAGGGCATTTACGACTGCCAACAGCTTGTCTCCCAGCTCACCCAAATTGAGGGTGTAACCGAAGACAGCGGCAATCACCTGTACCAGCAGAAGCACCGCCGGAATCAGAGTAATCCAAAAGTTCTTGTTTTTGATACGCACTTTCCAGTTAATCATGTTGATTTCCTCCTTAAAATTGATGTTTGAAGTAGTTAAAGTAGCTGTTCTTGGCTTTTTTCGTATAACTTCCTCTATATACACGCATATATAGCAAAAGTTTACGCAAAAACCGATTTTCAACTACTTTTACTACTTGGGTTAAAACAGCTTATTGACCTCGGACTGTACTTCGCTCGGGTCATAACCAGCCTGTTTCAGACGATTTACACGGTCTGCACCGTTGCCCCACGAAGACCAGCGAGTGTCAGAGCAAGTACCGTTGTAGATTTCCTTGGCGATTTCAGCCGCAGATTTCTTCGCAGTACCAGCCGCAGTGCCGGACTTGGTAGTGATAAAAGCGTCATAGCCAGCGGCTTTCAGCTTCGCCATCATGTTCTCGGCATTGAACTTCTGACTGTAAGCACCGACCTGTACCTTGTACAGATTACCCATCTGTACGATGTAGGTATCGAAGCCAGCGGCTTTCAGTTTTGCCGCCCATGCGTCAGCGTTGGAACGCTTCGAGAACGCCCCTGTCTGCACCCTGTACAGCGTTTTACCGTCAGAGGGTACATCTACCTTACCAGTGTCGGTAGAGCCGCCTGTGAGACGCTTAGTGACCTCTGCGGCGAGGTTGCCGAGACGGTTGTACAGCCAGTCTCCCGGGCAAGATTTATTGGCGAACCATCTATGTACCGTCAGTACCATTTCATCGGACTTCGGCGCATAGGCGAGGGTCTTATTCTTATCGCCCAGCCACAAGAGCTTGCTCTTGCCGTTACGCTGACAAATATCAACGCACAGGTTCACGAGAGACGCATATACAGCGTCATTGAACGCATACGGAGCGGTCTTGTCAGACGCACACTCGATAGTGACTGCTCGCTGGTCGTTCTCACGACTGGAAGAACACCACGAACGGTTTTTCTCCTCAACGCTCATGGAGATACGACCGTCAGTACCGATACCGTAGTTGCAACTCGCCTGTCGAGAGGTGCTGATAAAACAGCCACAGATACTCTCTGCGGAGAGCTGACCTACTACACAATGCGGCGTGATACGGTCAATGGAATGGGTTCTCTGCCCGGAATGGTTCGGGGAGAGCTTGGTGTAGACCACCAAAGGACTGTTGCTCATTTTTGTTTCCTCCTTCTTGTCATAATCGGTTAAATGCCATGTCTCAATAACACGCATGAGGTTGTCCACATACTTATGAGAAGTGGCATAGCCATCGGCTTTGATATTCTCAAGGTATTTCCGAGGGTCGGTAACGCCTTTGAGATTTTTATAGTTCGGAATGTTGATGAAATCGAAGTAGCCGATAACTCCGTTTTCCATATCCTTGAACTTACACCACTGCATAGCAGAACTGGTGTAACTGCCGTCTGCGTTCTGCTCGCTTCCCACCATGTGATAGATACCGATACAGGTCTTGCAACGACCTTCCCGGTATTTCAGACCAAAGTAGTTATGAGCGTTTACAGCCAGCTCGGAAGTGCCGTAGCCACTTTCCAACACCGCTTGAGCGATGATAGGTGACACGACCTCGATTCCGTACACAGTGGCGTACTTCTTGATATACGCCGCAACGGTTTTGACAAAATCTGAATGGTTCATCGGGTATCACCCCTTTCATACCCACCATCGTTTTCTTGGCTTACCGTGGTATATTTCTTCTTCCTCGTATCGGTCAAGTCGGTGGTGTGCGGATTTAGTAGACTGCTCAACCATCACGACACGCTCGGACAGGTCGTTGACCTTTACCTTAACGTCTGTGATTTCCTTGCGGATTTCTTTCGTATCATCACTGATAGAATCCAGCTTTTGAGACAGAATAGCGTCAACCTGTGCTTTCTTGCTCACCTCGTCATTATTGGCTCGACTATTGCTCTTGAAAGCAAAGTACACGGCGGCAACAACGGAGACGAAGGTAAGAATCTGATTGAACTCAATGTTCACATTTCTTGTCCTCCTCTTTTAGAATGTGAGGGAGAGCCGGGAGCGACCCTCCCTCATGCCGCCTTATTCCGTGATAAGGTCTTCCAGCTCAAGGTCAATGAGTATTTCCTTTACCTGTTCCTTGAGAACAGCCGGAACGCTTGCGTAAGTACGCTTACCCTTGACAATGAGTGCCACATAGATAACAGCCATGTTTTTCACCTCCTTCCTGTTGAGCCATAGCATAATGCGCCACAGCATGATTATTCCTCCAACAGCTTCTTGACTTCCTCTCGGAGCTGTTCGGGTACATCGTTAATGGTCTTGAGACCTTTGCGAATCAGTGCAACGTAAATCTTAGCCATAGTTAGTTACCTCCTAAAACCATTTCATATACTTCCGCAAGTGCCACCTGTACATCGGTGATACTATTAGAGGTTGCGTTGAGAGCGGCTACCAGCTTCTCCTCCTTGGTCTTCTCACGGAACGCAAGATAGAAAGTGCCGTCAGCCCATTCCATCTGCTGAATGAAGACCATATCAGTGTAGGTAGTCTCGGTCTCTCCATCGGAGACCTTCATGGTAGAGAGATTATCCTTGAAAATAGTCTCGTCCACCTTTTCTTTGCTGACATAGTTCGTGCCGTTCATATCCAGCCCGGTCAGCTTTTTGCCATTGGCAAGGGTGATAGTGTACATTTCGTTACCTCCTTTAATTGATTGAATAGGGTGTCCATGTTACTTCGTTGTTTCTTACTCATTATTTTGTAATGATTCTTAAACCAACTCTTATAGAAGTCCGTAAACTCCTTTTCTGTTAGCTTCGGAGCGAGTTTCTTCATTTTCCGTCTCATTGCGGTAAGCCGTTTGGGATTGATTTTCTGAATCACCTTCCCGGTGTCCGTTAGAGAGTATTGAACTTGAAGAAATCGCCAATGCTCTGAGAGCTTACAGATTCTCGTCTTCCGGGTATTGACCGTGATTCCGAGTTCGTTCGCTATCTCGATAATGTCCTCAAGAAGCTCCTGTAAGAACTCTTTGCTCTCGTGGATAGCATAACTATCGTCCATGTAGCCAGCGTAGAATTTCACACCACGAACGATTTTGACATAGTTATCAATTCGTATTCGGTAAGAGATTCCAGCGGTCTGTGCCACTTGGTCTCCGATATTGAGGTGCTTTCCCATGAACTTTTCGCCTGTGAACAGCTTCGGGTTCATATACTGATAGAGGAGAGAATCAAACAACCTGTCGAGACAGTGTTCATATTCTTCATCGCTCATGTACGATACATCAATCCTTGAGCGTTCTACGGTCTTTCGCAGAAGCCATAGGGCGTGTTCATCATCGACATACTGCTCAAACAACTTCAACAACACATCATGTCTGATATTGTCGTAGTATTTCGAGAAGTCTATCAGAAGAATGTACCCTTCGTTGCTACCATGCTGTGCATAATATTTCCGAAGGTGGGTGAGCAACCTCTTACGAGTGAAAGCGATACCTTTTCCGACAACGCTTGCTCCATTGTCATAAATGAGGTGTGGTTCAATCAGAGGATTCAAAACCTCGTCACAGAGAGCGTGTTTCACGATTCTGTCTTGAACCTGTTCGCCTGTAATACGCCGGAGCTTTCCTCGTTCATGCAAGGTGAAGTTTGTAGTTGGTAAGAACTCATACTCCATGTTCTCAAGGTCTCGTTGCATTTTCGATAACTCCAACAGATAGGTCATGTTAAACCTCTGTACCTGTGGTTTCCAATCACTACCTTTCATTGCTTTAGCTTTACTTTCGTAAAGAACATTTCCATCAAATATCTTGCGCTGATAACCTCGGCTATCGTAATAGGAGGTGTCGCATTTAGTATTTACCATACGGAAGGATAATCTCTCCTTTCTCTGTCTGTGAAACGCTCGATAGGCTACTCAATCACAGAATCGAAATCCGGGCGAACGCCATTAGAATTGGAAGCGTTGTTGTAGTTCGCATTACCGTTGTTGTTGACATTGGCGAAATTGGAAGCGGAATCAGAGATTACCCTCTTGGATAGCCGACTTGAACTTGTTGTCAGACTTTCTCCAACCTTTAAGGAGGTTTATTTCGGTCTGTATCATTTCAGCAAAACGAAGGTACTTGTTTACATCGACAGGAAGGGTCTCGATAGCATACTGCAATTCCTGTGTGAGCCTATAACACTGTCCGACTGCTCGGTCTTGGTGAACTCTACGCTCAATCAGTTCTTCCCGGTAGGTTGGGTAAATGCTGTTTGCAACATATACCTCCTCGGTGATATTACGCAGACAATCAACAATCACTTTTCGCTCGTCTGCGATGAACCATTCTGCAAACGCAGTGTTCTTTTCCATGAGCTTTTCATATCGGACTTTTTCATCGGGTGATAACTCCTCATACGGTCTGCCGCCGAAGGTCGTTTCAACTTTCTTCACGGCTTTGTCGAGGTCGTACCCGAAATCACGGAGCAGTAAATCCGTGACCTCCTTACGCATTTTGTTGAGGTGGTGAAATACCTCAAACTGTGACGGTTTTCGTTTCGATTTCAATACAGACACTTGTTAATAAACCTCCTCGTATTATAAAGTAGTAGTTATTAAATTCCCTCTCCAAGGACAAAATGCTACAATAGACAAGGTGCTGTGGATTGGTTTAAA